GAGAGGAAGAGAGAGGATTTTAGGAAGAGAGGATTTTAGGAATGGAGAGGAAGAGAGGAAATAGGAAGAGAGGAAAGAGGAAGAGAGGAAGAGAGGAAGAGAGGAAAGAGAGGAAGAGAGAGGATTTTAGGAAGAGAGGATTTTAGGAATGGAGAGGAAGAGAGGAAATAGGAAGAGAGGAAAGAGGAAGAGAGGAAGAGAGGAAGAGAGGAAAGAGAGGAAGAGAGGAAATAGGAAGAGAGGAAAGAGGAAAAATAATGATAATATATAAATATAGTTATAATAAAATATTTTATTTATTATAATCACCGCTATCACTATCATAATATAAAGCATCGTATTTTCTTTTTTCTTTTTCGTGACATTTATAACATTCGTAATGTTCATCATATCTCATCGTGTCACACAAACTGCAAATAAATCTATGACATTGTACACATCGATGTAAATGTTTAATATTTCTACATAAAAAACATTGTTTTTTAATTAGAAATGATAAAATTAACAAACGTGTCTTTTTGGGTAATGTATCCATTGTATAAAAATTATATTATTTAAGTATACGTTTAATTTTCTAGGGTTCGTTTCTTTATATTACTAAGTCTATCTATATTAAAATATCGTTGTAACGTTAAATAAATATTACTTTATTGGTTATGTTAAATTATTTTAAAAAATCAAAACCAAGACATCAAGTTTACATAAATCCAGAAGAAGAAACTTTATCGTATCAACAACCACGACCTGATATTGAAAAAGAAATAATTTTTGAAAATTTTATTCTTTCGGTCGAAGATAATCATATAGAAATACATGATCTCGTATCAACGTATAATAACTTAATCACGAAAGCACGTTTTTTTGATTGTAACGATGTCTATCAAGTGTTGGTGGATGTACATCAAAAAATCGAGCACATCGCTTTGTTATTTCAACAAAATAAAAACGTGTTAAATATAGATACGAAACGAGTATCCAAACTCAGATGGAATATTATCAAAACGCTCTCCGGATCTAATTTACATACGACATCTAAACATTTCTGGATGAATAAAAACTGTTCGAATCTGTCTGATATTTTAAAAATTGTTCATGATATCAATGTGATTATAAAAGAATTAAAACAACCTTTGATAGATTTAGATGAAATGATTAAACACATGCGATATTATTACAAAACTATTATTGACGATGTGAATACATATAATAACATGATAATCCATGCACGTTTATTTGATTGTGATGATATCGTGCGTATTCTTTCTGATATTGCACAGAATTTAAAAAGAATTCAATCGTTGTATTTACGTGCTGTTCAGAACAATGCCTCGAAACATTTGCACGATGTTATTGAGAATTCAAAAATGCATTTAGTTCATACAATGAAAAATATGGAACCTACTTCTATTAGTTTTTGGAAGAACAAACACTGTTCTAATTACGATGATATCGAACAAGGTTTCTTGCATTTAGATGTTGTCATGGATCAAATAACAAGTTAATCAAAATAAATAATCGGTAAATCCTCGTATGTTTCGAAACGCAACCTTGATATTTTAACGACGTAATCTGCATTAATACTGACGATCTGTGGTGCATCTAACGGTTGTGGCATTGGTTTATTACGTCGTTTGCGCCGCATTTCTAAATCCAATTCTTCTTTGTGTTTCGTTGCTTCGTAATTCAACTTATCGGATTCGTTTTCAAAATACCATGTTCTGTCCACTGCGTTTAAGAAATCCATTCTATCGATGATATCATACCCGGTAGCTTTGTCTTTATCGCGCGGCATGATGTTATCCAGATCGAGATAATTCACGATTTCACCGGTGTACCGTTGATCCAATCGTTTATAATCCTCATGCGTGATGTGAAAATTTTGTAACATCGTTAACACTTCTTCGCTAACCAAAACAGTGAATCGTTTATAAATTGGAACTTGTTTATCAGAGACCACGGTAGTTTCACCGGGACGTTTTAACCGTGTTGAATCTACCAAACGTTCTTGTTGTTTTTCAACGAACGGCATGTTATTGATCATGTATTTTACAGGTGTCGATGATAAAAATGGACGATGTGTGTATGTTTTTGATTTACGTGTATCTTGAATGACGTGTTTATAATACAAACGTTTCAATTGATTACGAACGTACGTCGTGATTTTGGGAAGACATCGTTCAGAATGAGTACTGATTAAATGTGATATGTATTTTTCGCTTTGTTGTAATATACTTAAAGGACGTACAGTTTGAAACGATGTGACAAGATCGTAAAAATTATCGTGTAATTGAACACGCGAATCTTTAGAAAATTCAAAATAATCGTCGTTGATGGATACCAAAGAACGATAAAAGCATTTTGTAATATCCACACCTTCACGTATCAAACGTGCCGTTTTTGTTTCGTTATTGTAATACAACACTTCGATGTAATACTTCGAATTTATCATGGGCATCATGGTAGTGTTGGTGGTGGTAATAAAATGCTGAAATTCCATACCATCTAATTCATGCGCTACCGTATCGGTACCTGACACGGCCGTATAATAAACGGGTAGATGTGGATATTCAGGAAGGTAATCGATCGGTACGTATAACCGTGTCGAGGGATGTTTGTACACGGTGTACATTAAATTCGATAAAGGACGTATATACGAAATAACCGTACCGTTGTTTTTAAAACACTGGTTTAATAAAGTGGAAGTTGATTCTTTTAATTCACGGTAACGTGCTTTACGATTTTTTAAATGTTCTTTGATTGCGTTACGATAATCTTCGTTGTTTTTTAAGACCGTGTTCATTTTTTCATTTTGAATAATGAGTTTTTGTTCTAAATCTTCGAAAACTTTTTGTTCTTTTATATTTAATTTGAAATCAAATAATAAACACAATTTTCGTGGAATGGAAGTGAACGATGTTTTATTACCTATATATTGTTCAGCAGAAACACCGCGATTGTTTTGTGTAATAAAATCTTGTAAACTGGTTATTTTTTTATCGAGATAAACGTGTAACGGACTCGTTAATTCTAAACTCGCTTTATTATTTTCAAGTGATTCGAGAAGTTTTTCGCAGTATTCGCGAAAGGTTTTGTAATACACCATCATTTTTGCCGTTGATGGTGGTGGTGAAGGGATGATGCGCATCCAAGCTTCTTTATTACCGCGTAACGAATTCCAATAATTCGATGAAATGGTGATATCTAAACTATACAGATCATCGAACGATTGAATTTCATCCATTAATTCAGGATCACCGTGCCCGATTACTTCTTTCAACGATAATCCAACGATACCTTTACGTATGCCATTGATCAACGTTGATAAATTACGTGATAATTGTTCGCGTTTATCGAATCGTTTCACTTTCACGCGCCGATTATACAGTTCGGAAATATATAGACGTGGATCATCAGCAGTGTATTGAATTTTCTTTTTATTTGAAATAAATTGATTGAATCGTTGTTTTTCTTCATCATTAAAACACTTTTTTAAATCAATGGCTTTGTGTCGTAATAATTTATCAAAAGCAATTAATTCATCCAAATACATTTGATTGTACATAGACCGCTCATGTAAATACGGTAATTCATCGCGTTCAAATAATTTTTTGACTTTGGGTTTTGCACGCTGTTCTTTATAAATCAATTGTGCTAGAATCTCATCGATCGGATCAACAGGATTATTCATCGTTGTTCGTATTACATTTCAATTAAGAAAAATTATTAATCATCGAGATGCACGAAAAAACCATAATCATTGTCATCGTTATTTTCTAACACAACGTTGGATGAATCTTGTTTATCGTTATAAAAATTTTGTAAATCATCGATCGTTAAAACATCGTGGATAATTTCAACAAGTAATTTAGGATTTTTATAATGAATATGATGCGTTATAAGATATTTACTGTTGAAATAACGGATCGTGTTAATCCACGCAAGTATCGATGTATTTTTAAAACTATTGTAAGCCTTAATGAGATATGGCATGTATATTCCATGATAAGACTTTTTAACAGTTGGAAACATGACATTCACGAATTTCAATGTATAATCTAAAAGACGAATGTTTCTAAAATCAACAAAGCATTCGTTATTTTGGTCATCACTAAAAAATGAATGTGGTTCCATATTGAATAATAATAATATATTAACATTTTTTTATTTCAAAATTACCTAATAAATAAATCAGTTTCGTCCCAATACGAACAAACAACTTCACCGATGTGACATCGTTGTAATATAAACATCATCAAACGTGCTTGTCCGATACCACCTCCGATCGATAAAGGCAATTCGTCGTTTAAAATTAAACGATGGTAATCAAGATTTTGACGGTCTATACAATTTGAGACGGTTAATTGATGAGACAACGATTCTTTATTCACGCGAATACCCATCGATGAGAGTTCGATGGCACGTTCTAAAACAGGGTGCCATACGATTAAATCTCCGTTTAAATTCCAATCGTCGTAGTCAGGTGCACGTGTATCGTGTGGTTTATCATCGTTCAAGACCGAACCGATACCGGAAATAAATACGGCTTTAAATCGTTTGCATATTTCATGTTCGCGTGCTTTCGGTGTAAGATCGGGCCATTTCGATTGTAAATAGTCGCTAGTAAAAAAAAATATTTTTTTAGGTAATGTGCGTTTCAATCCACATATTCTTTCCGCTTTTTCTTCGATGATACGAATGCAACGGTAAATTTTCTTGACGATCTTCACTAAAAAATGAATATTACGATTTTCTGTTTCTATAACACGTTCCCAATCGTACTGATCTACATACAAAGCGTGCAAATCGTCGAGTGTTTCATCGGGTCGTATCGCATTCATGTACGTCCATAACCCTTCGTTTGGTTTCACGTCGTATTTTTTAAGTGCCATACGTTTCCATTTTGCCAACGAATTCGGAATTTCTAAAATTGTATTTTTAATACCGAGCGGTACAAAAGATACCTTTTTCTCGTATCCGTTCAAATCATCGTTCACACCCGTTCCGTGTTTCAACATTAGAGGCGCTGAGACACGTATGAGATTCAATTCACGTGATAATTCGTTTTCGAATATGTTTTTTAAATACCATATAGCACGTTCACGTTCTTTTAATATTTCAAGATCGTAAACCATGTTTATAAAAATACTATGCATTTTAAAATTGAAAATTAAACGACATTAATTCATCTCACATGCACCTTTTTTACTACAAGGTGACGATGAAATTAAATAATCACAGTACCGTTTTGGTTTATGTTTAAAATCTTCAACATCGTATATTTTTAATTGAATAGCGACACGTAATAATTTCAAAAAATTATCTGAAAATTCATCGTTATGACCAAAAGATTCGGACATCATGTGTGATAATTCGTGAATGACAACAAAACGCATCGTGTTCGTATTTTCGTATTCACCGTCGGGATTGACAAAACATAATTTGAAATTTTCGTTTTTGTTCGTGACATATGCCACATGATCTTTATAACTCGTTTGACGTAATGGCACAGTGCTCCAATTTTGAGATAACCGTCGACTTTCATGAGCACTGGGATACTCATTTTCGACACAGTAATCGACCAAACGATTCATATCATCGATGAGATCTTTCATGATTTGTATTCCTTCTTCGTCATCGTTATACAATTCGACTGCTTTATTTCTGTATTTGAACTTAAATGTGTGTTTTGTAAACATTTCTTTTGTAGGTAATAACGGCATCACCAATGACGCGGAATAATGCGATTGACACAATGAAGCGGACGAAGAAACACTAGATTCAAGTTCGTCATCTGTATCATCTGGAATGTCGCATATAATTTTACATTTACGTTTGGAATAATCATTATAACGCACATAAACACCAAAGTACAAAATCAACAAAACTATCAACCAAAAAAATAAGGGATTCATCGGTATTATTAGTTAACGAATTAAAAAATTAAACTATAGCATACATAAAACATACATTATCGTTGAACTCGTGTTTTGAATAGGAGTTAATTGCAAGCGTCCCGAAAAAAATTGAGAAGGAAGTGTGAAAGCAGGCGCTAAACTGGTGCTACTGGCACTCTGTATATAATTAAGTTTCATTGCAGAAGCATTGACGGAAATATACGAACTTGAAAACTTGAGTCTTGAAGCTGAAAAATTTAAATTGGTATAATCAAGTCCTAACGCGGAAGCACTGTGTATAGATGCGTTTGATACGGACCAATTGGTTAATAGTCCCGCGATACCGGAATTGTAACTATCGAACGAAATACAAGCTGGATTAAAACTTGCATTGGATTTCAATTTACCTTCAACGATGATATCACCTTTCAAACTGAGTACAGTGCACGCATTCATGCTCAGTTCTAACCCGCCGAATTTTTCTTGTTGATGATTCGTAATAGGAGCAGGTACTTGCATGTATTTATAATCAACTGTGGCCATTTCTAAGATTCTTATACTATGTTGATATAAAAAATTAATTCATGCATAAAACATACATGACTTGAGCGCTTGCATTTTGAATGGGTGTCAGGTACAGATTACCTGAAAATCCACGTGGGAGTGCAAATGCAGGTGCTAAACTGGTACTGCTCGCGCTCTGTGCATAAGCAACGGATAATCCTGAAACATTCAGAATCGAAGCTGAAAGCGATAACTGAGACGCTGAGATAGCAAGTTGAGGTCCGTTGAACAACAAACTCGCTGCTGCCAAACTGACATTGCTTTTAATACCACCATCGATAAGCATATCGCCATGCATGATCATCGAACTGCGTCCACACGCATCGACTTCGATCATACCGAACTTTTGCTGAACAAAATTAGTAATAGGATAGGGGGATTGTAAATTAGCGTAAATGGGTTTATCAGACATGAATACTATTTATTGTAAACATAAGATAAAAAATAAGATAAAAACTCGTTTATATCAAGCTTATTTTTTAAAAATGTTTAGTTTAAAGTATTTTTTTATTTGATACCGTCTGTCTTCTCGAAGCCGTGAAATTTCAGGTCACGTCTTATTAAAGAAAAACAGAACAATAAAAAAGATTGATTTCATGGAGTGCATTAAATCTCGACTTCAGCAAACATATGCCAATGAAAAAAATCATAAAATGCAACATCAAATTATCATGATCGAATTCATTCATCCGTACGAACAACACGTAGAACGAATGAAACGCGATAAACTTCACGAAGACCATTTACATCAGAACCAGGATTTAGATCCTGTTTTTGGTGTGCATGTTCAGCATGTTAATGTCATAAAATCTATACAAAATAATCATTATAAAAAAATAGATGATAACAATGATGAATTTATAGTTTTACCGTATGAAAAATATTACAAAAAAAATCGTGAAATAATCGATTATTGGAAAAATCAATCCGTTTAATCAATTCATTTGTTTGATCTGTTCAAACACTTGTTCTATCATTTGAGGTATTGACGTATCCGCTACATCGCGATATTTGTGTTTCCAATGATTGCATTTTACTTCGTAAACGTATTGTGGTGCATATTCGTGCAGATTACGACACAGTTCACTCACCGAATGTAAAACGTATTGAATTTTTGTATCCGACATCTCATAATTAAACGAAAGACGAACCCAACCATAATTTGCAGTCACTTTACGTCCTTTTAAAATATCGTTTCGTTCTTCGCGCGAGATTTTGCACAACACATCGGCTAATAAATAACAACACGACACACCACTTCTTGCTTGAATCCCATAACGGTCCGATAACACTTTCACGAACAATCCAGGATGCGTATTTTGATGAATACGAAAGGCATAAATAGGTAAACGTCTGGATGTATATTTGCCGATGGGAGTAAACATATCCACTTTGGTTAAAAAAGTCGGATCTTGTTTTGTAAAATAATGATCGATGAATTTAACCAATGATTTCGTACGTTCACGAATGTGTTTCAAAATCAAACGTTGATGATACATGATCATACCCGTTCGTATGATACCGATAATGTTAGGTGTACCTCCTTCTTCGCGTAATTCCACGTTACGAATGAATTGATGTTTGATCGTTTTGTCTTTGTACCACACGGTACCTCCACCCGGATAAAACGGTATGGAAGCACACACCAGTGTTTTTTTAATAATTAAAACACCCGGTGTGGACTGTCCACCTTTCATCTTATGTGGTGAAAAAAAGAAAGCATCCACTTTATCACACAATGATCGTAAAGATACGTAAGGTGCACACGTAGCACAATCCACACATAATATAAGTCGAACGTGTTCGCCGTAATTCTTACGACATTGATCGATCAGTGTCGCGATCAATGGGATAGGTTGCACAACACCTAACACATTGGAACATGCAGTCAAAGCAATAAGAATCGTGTGTTTTCCGCAAGGCACTGACGTAAATTTAGGTTTATTATAATTAAACGTAGCTGTTTCAGTGTTTGTGTATGTGTTCGGTTTAGAAGAAAAAGAAGAAGATGGTTTATGTTGATGTGACATTAAATGCATATTTAATTCACTGTTTTCGGTCATGTCTTCGGTGGCAGTGTGTGTTTGATTGTCTTGAATTTCAGGACGATGCATGTTCATCGTGATCTCTTTGTCTTCACTGATCGTATGAAGTTTAATAGGTAAGCTTTTTTCAATTAAACGTTCTAAATTGGATTCATTGAATAGGTAAGGATTTGATTTATTCAATTGTAAGACATCCAGTGTCGCGGCAGGAAAAATAGATTCCCATAACACGCTGTTACTCAGATGTTCGTACGCGGAATAAATTACGTGCTGTACGTCGTAATTGATGAGATGTGCGAAATGACGTGCTGCACCTGTCATACCATTACCGGTGAAAATCGTGTAATACTTATCAGGATCAACAGTACATGCCGCTTTTACGATGTGTCGCGATCGACACATTAACAAAGCCATGTAATTAGCACCGAAACAATCGCTATGAACATTAGCATAAAAAGGCAAAACATTTTTTTCGATGATAGCATTGATAATGGGGTCATTGGTACCAGAACCTGTACAGTCAGCATAAACGTATTCCTTGTTTCCGAACGGCGAAGTGTATTTAGCACCAGTTTTCTTTTTTGTTGACATTTTCGTTAACTCTTTACATTCGATATTTAAAATCCTCCCCATCCAAAACCGAATAATCCACTGTTTTCTTCTGCCATGGTTGCATGCGATTTTGCAAAATATTCATCGCAGCAAATATTAACACCGACAATATCCCGTATGATCTGTTTCTTGATAGTTTCTTCTTCGACTTCAGATGATTTAGGTTTAGTCGGACTTTCTTCTTCTGTTATCTTAGCCATCAATCCTTTCTTTTTTGCGATTTTAGTTTCGACGGGACAGTCGAGGTAATGTCTGAACGCTTCAAGGATTTTAATACTGTAAAAATATTTACGAAATCGTATCAAACATGAAAATAATTGCAAGCTTTTTAGCAATTTCTTTTCCTTATTATAAAAATAACATAAAAAGTAATAACCTAATTTATTTCTCACAAAGTTATCAATTTTTTGAGGATCGCGTGTTTTTCTTTCAAGGAAATTCATGATATTTAAAAAGACGGAGTTTTTGGTTGTTTGACAATTGAGTTTAGAATCGAATTCAAATGTTTCGATACAATCGTTTTCTTCTTTGGTGATTTTTTTAATGGATTCTTTGCTTTCAGCTGATTCGATTTTTTTCATTTCAACTAAAAGTAATTTATCGTTACGACACCGGATGAAATCGTTACGTTCATTCACTGAAATGTTGGTTTTACTGGTGAGTTTACCGTACTGCATGTACATGGCTCGATTCTGATCGTTAAGTGAGCCTTTGGCTTCGGAAACTGTTTTTGGACATCCATCGATTTTATGCAATTGCAGAATGTTGTTCAAATCGTTTTCAGTAAGATTTTTTAAACTCGAACCGAATTTTTGAACTGCGTCGGTGTACTTCATTGAAAAATAATTCACTTCGTTTGCTAATTTTTTAATATGAACTTCTTCACACGATAATTCAGAATCCAATAAATCATGTAAATTGATATTTTTGTTGATAACGTTGTTGATAACGGTAGCGTTGATTTTAGAACACTCTTCTTTAGGACACATCACATCCTGATCGGTCCGCGATTCACAACAAGCACCATTGAACAAAGAAACTGTTTCTGTTAACGTATCTTCTTGTGAATTCTTAGAAATATTGATATTCTTAATCAAATCATCGAAATAACTCACACTTGAAAACACTTCATGCACCGATGGTAAATTCTTGCAATTCAATCGTTGTAATTTTAATAAGACACGACACACTCTGTTTTTATAGGCTTTAGCAATATGTTCTAAAATCTCGATGATTTTGTCAACATATCGTTCGGCCACATTTGTCAGTTTTTGTACCACCACGTTTTGTTTTTTCATGATCTCGTCTTCACTCAAGACATCGTACCCACCTCTGCCTTTATTGCGACACATAAGGATTTTTTCTTTGTCTTCTTCAAATTTTTTGTGTTGGCATTTCAATTGAATAATTTCACGGATAATTTCATTTAATTCACGTATGTCTTGAGGACATACTTCAAAATCACCAGGGTTAATGTTTTTATTATCGATGAATTTAGAAATTTCATCTAAATTATCAACGAACTCTTCCTTTTTATACCGATGACCACTCGTTTGATGCCGTGGACTCATTTGATGTCGGGATAGAAGAGGTGGTGGCGCAAACACGGGTGTTTCGTTGCTTCCACTGTCAGTATCTGCAATCGTATCCGCCAAAATTGCATCGATATCACCTAAACCTGGTTGTGTTCCAAAACTAAAGCCGTAACTGTATTGTGACATGTTCAAGTATATTAATTTAAACAATGTTTATATTAGTTAGTAGAAAAGATTTTATTTTAAAAACACAAAAAGCATAAATCATGATATACGCTTTTTTATTAAAAGACATGACATTTATGTATTTTATTTAAGTGAAAGAAGCATTGTTTTAAATCTCATTTATATTGTAAATTATTCCTATGACCGATATAATTAAAATAACATTTGCGAATACACTGGTGAATACAGGCACGTTAGGAGGTTCAGCGTCCTTAATTTACAACGCGTGCATGAATTCATCGCTTATTTATGACGGAACGACGAATTATGCTTTAGCATTGAATTATGCCAATTATGTTGTCTTACCTTCGATTAGTTTAACGCCTGATTTCACTTGTGGTGCTTGGATTTATAATACGTTGACGGATACGAACGAACGTACCGTTATGAGTTTAGCTGAAACATCTTCTGGTAAATGTGTGCGGTTCATTAATTATAATAAAGGATTATACATTTCTACATCCACAGCCACTACCACATCGAAAGGTTTAGTCGCACCTGATTTTTTCAATTCATCGAACACATGGAAACACATCGTATGGCAAAATGCATCGAACGGTAATGCTTTAATATATATAAATGGGTTATGTTTACTCAACGTGTCTAATGCATGTTTGAGTAACGTTTCGTTGAACGTTTCATTGAACGCTCTCAACAACACGCTCGGTGCAAGTTCCACTACTTCCAATTTCAATGGTTTAATTCGAAACGTCTTTGTTAACACTTCTTTGTTATCTGCATCGGCGATTTATGCTATTTATAACAACGGCGTGTCCGTGTCGTTCAATGTCGTGCCATCCTCTATTTCGTCCACGCCTGTTTTATGGTTTCCGTTTACGGATACGAACAATTCGCTCGTCAATTGGGGAAGTGGTGGTGGAGGAGGGTATCTCAACCCCACTGCTTCATTAGTTACGACTTCTTCGCCTTATTCTGGTAGTTTGAATACTTTATTAACTTCAGATATCGGACGTACGGCCACTAGTATTTCCACTGGATTTTTTGGATTACCTTCACTTATTTTATCACCGACGTTTACTATTTCTGTTTGGTATAAACTAACGACGAATCCTTTTAATAGAGGTGTAAAAAGTCCTATCGTTTCATTTTACGATGGAACAAATTTAATGTATCTTTATTTTACGAATACTGCAGGTGATTTGTATTGTGGTAATGCCACAACAGGTAAACTCATGGTACGTAATTTATTCAGAACGTACCCTTCGAAATGGACACACATCACATGGTCAGTGAACCAATCCACCAATACAACGTCGTTTTATATTAACGGATTGAAATGTTATTCGGGGTATTCAAATATTTCATTGACCTCGTCCTTAACATGTATTCAGAATTGTCTTGGATATTCAGAAGTACCTGTGGGTAGTATTAATGCGACAGGTGCTGCTTACACAGATTTACGTGTGTTTAATTCGATTTTACCGGATGCGGATGTTTATACGATTTATAATAATAATCAAACACTTGCATTATCGACACCTTCCGTTTCTTATTTATCGAGCGTACCTTTGATATGGCACACGTTTGCTGATACGAACAACAGTTTACTGAATTATGGTTCGTTGGGTGGTGGTACGTTTTTACCAAATTCGGTGTATATGAGTACTTCTGTTACACCTTATTCTGGAAGTTTAAATTCAGTTTATTTGTATTCAAGTTCCTTTTCATACTTCGCCTTACCTTATCTCAGTTCCTTAGAACCCACTTTTTCTATTTGTTTATGGTTTAAATTACAAGTCAATGAAAATGGTGTTTTGTTAGGCATTACGAGCGATTATGGTTTAAATAGTCTCACACTATATTATAGTGGTAATACTGTTACTTCTTACCTTCGATATAATAATAACGTCAGCTCTGTACCAATAACACAACATGGTTTATTTACTAATTATCCATCTTCTTGGTTTCATTTAGCTTATGTCAACAATGTCGTATCTAAAACAACGACATGTTACATCAATGGGTATAAATCAATGGTCACACCTGGCACTTACTTAGGAAATTCTATTTCTGGTATGCCATATCTCGGATATTCAGCGGACACGACATTTGCGAGTGGATACACGACAAACGCATGGATGACGGATCCGCGTATTTTTAATACTGCACTGACGGATGCGGACGTTTACACGATCTATAATAACAATAATCCTTCGAGTGTATCGATTCCAAGTGTATCCTTATCGGCTTCTGCACTTATATGGGAAACGTTTCCGAATTCCTTGGCTAATTATGGAAGCGAACTCGGTGGTACCATTATATGCGATCCTGGGTATGCTTACATCAGTGCTTCCGTTTCACCGTATCCGGGCAGCGTGAATTCACTTTCTACTTCGGGTACGTCGCAAAATGCGTACGCCATTTTACCTCCCATCGTTTCGGTTTCATTGACTACTGCTTTTACGGTAGCGTTTTGGTTTAAGTTAGCCACTGCACGAAACCATGGTTTATTTGGAATCTTCGATGATATTAATAATATAGGACTTACTTTGTATTTAGATGGTACCAATAATTTAGTTGCTTATTTAAGGTGTCCCAATGTTTCTTCTGTCAACGCTTTTCCGATGACGAACTTCGTACGTGCTTTTCCAACACCTTGGATTCATGTCGCGTGGATCAACGATGGTATCAACCAGCGATCGAAATTGTACGTCAACGGTTTATACATTTACCAATCGAACGTGTATTTAGGTACTGCAATGTCGATGCCGCGCAAGATCCGTTTGGGTGGTTCGGCAGATACGACTTTTGTTCCCGGAAACTCGTGGCAATCGAACGGTTGGTTTACGGATGCACGTGTATTCAACACCGTATTAACGGACGCTGACATTTACACCATTTACAATAACAATGCAACGTTGACGACCGTGTGTCCTTACACGAACAACGTATCAACGACACCTCTCATTTGGTGCACGTTCAATAATTCACTAGCACCATTGATTAATTACGGATCGATCGGTGGTGGTGCTTTATTAACCGGTGATATTTATGCAACTATCAGTAATTCCATCACACCTTGTTCAGGTAGTTTAGCATCTGTCAACGTATCCAATGCTTGGAATTATTCATGTATCAATTTACCTAACATACCTGTTTTTTCACCGACATTCACTGTTGCTTTTTGGTGTAAATTACAAACACAAGCTAATCATAATTTATTTTATATATACGACAGTGTATCAAAAAACGGTATCGGGTTGAATTGTGATTCGTTCGGTTGTTTATTTGTTGGTTTACGTACCAATAACAACGTTTCCTTGTTGAAAGTGACACCGGGTGCTTTATACAGTATAATACCAACGGCATGGATGCATGTGACGTTAGTGAACAATCCCACGACACAGCAGTTAAGTCTTTACCTCAACGGATTGAACACGATGAAGTATTTATCTAATAATGCTTTTTATTATAACACATCGATTAATAACGGTACTCTCGCTTTAGGATTTCAAGATCTTTCGTGGCATTGTAATGGATATTTTTCAGACGCTCGTATATTTAATACCGTATTAAGCGATAACGAAATATATACCGTATACAACAACAATGTTTCAAAACCGTTTACTTACGAAACGAACGTGATTTCTCAAACACCACCGCTTCTTTGGTTTCCGTTTAATAACAGTTTCATACCTTTACTGAATTATGGGTCAACGGGCGGGGGTGCTGTGATACAAGCCACATCGGATTCAGCAAGTTATGTTTACATAAGCACTTCCATCACACCGTACGTTGGCATTAATTCGATATCCGTTTCATTGTCGCCGACGTTTACATCGCTTTTTCTACCTGCCAATTTCATCCTATCGCCTAATTTCACTATTTCGTTCTGGATTAAACTGAAAGCGGGCGTTTTTACCATGTCCATGTTTTCCATATACGATAACGTGTCGAATAATGGAGTTACCTTGTACAGCAGTGATACTGCAGGTCAATTTGCGAGTGCGATTCGTGTAAACAACAGCGTTTCCACAACGACGTTCCTTGATAATGTATTACCACCTATTTTACCTTCACCGTGGTATCATATAACGTATATCAACAATGCCAGCTCACAGAACACGCGTTTGTATATAAACGGATTCAATATTACAACGATGAACGGTTTTTATATCGGTACGTCGATGACATGTCGCGATGTTCAGATGGGATGTAATTCTGATCCGACGTATTATACCGTTTATTCTCATTGTTACTTCGCAGATCCGCGCGTGTTTAATACCGCATTGAACGATGCAGATGTCTATCAGATTTATAATAAAAATGTATCACAAACTTTTGTTTCACCGACCAACGTTTTACAATCGACGCCTCTTATTTGGTGTCCGTTCAACGATAGTTTAAATCCGATGGTCAATTACGGGTCGTTAGGTGGTGGTGCGGTTTTAACCGGAAACTCCGATTCTTTGTCGTATACTTACTTCAGTACTTCCATCACACCTTACCCTGGAAGTTTACCTTCCATTTCGGTATCGTCTACTACCAATTATTCATGTGTTTATCTACCTTCTGTGTTTACGTTAGCACCTACTTTTTCAATATCGTTTTGGTTAAAATTAAGGTCGAATAGAGCTCATTCAATCATAACACTTTGGCAGGATTCACCCAGATCTGCTGTACTTCTTTTCGCAGACTCGGCGGGTTTATATGCAGCGACACGTTACAATGGTGCCGCTTCTGCATCCGCTACCACGTTATGTTCGTCATTATTGCAAACTTATCCAAGTCAATGGGTTCATCTCGTTTACGTGAACAATGCCAATGCCAATCAGTTAGAACTCAGTATCAATGGTTTCAATGTTTTAAAATACAGAAACAATGCGATGCGTTATCTTAATTCTTCTATATCGTGCAATCGAGTTAGATTGGGTACTAACAACGATGCGACCTACAACGGTTACCGTTTAGATGGATACGTTGCAGATGTACGTATCTTTAATAACGCTTTAAGTGATACGGAAGTGTATACCATTTATAACAACAATCAAGTCGTTCAATTCAATTATCCGGTGAACAGCATATCCACTACTTCTGTTGTATGGTGTCCATTAACCAACACGACCAATGCCTACGTGAATTACGGTTCAGCGAGCGGAGGTGCATGTTTATTGGGAAATACGACAAGTAGTAATAATCATACATATATCAGTACTTCCATCACGCCTTATGTCGGTAACGTCAATGCCGTATCTGTATCAGCGGCCAGTTCTAATTCTATTTTCATGTTACCTGCTAATTTCATCGTGTCACCAACGTTTACGGTTGCTTTCTGGTTCAAACTTACCGCAAATTCTACTAACAGTCTTTTTACTATTTACGATAACGTGTCATTATCAGGTATTCATTTATACATCACGACAAATAACGAATTGAATTGTGCAATGCAATATAATAACAACGTGTCTACGGTACAATACTATCCAAGAAATTGGATAGCAACGTATCCATCGAAATGGTTGCACGTGTGTTACATGAACGATAATATTTCTAAACTCACCAAAGTGTATATCAATGGATTTAAAACATTTTCGATGGATAATAATTATATTAATAATTCATTTTCGTGCACGGACATTCGTCTTGGACGGCATCCATCAACGAATTACCCATCGACGGGTTATTTCGCAGATCCGCGTATTTATAATTCGTTGATAAGTGATGCGGATGTCTACACAATTTACAATAACAACGTTTCTCTTACGTTCACAACTCCTACTAATGCAATTTCTACTGTACCAAATCTATGGTTCACTTTTACTGATACCAATAATTCGCTCGTGAATTATGGTACAGTGGGTGGTGGTATTGCATTACCCGTTTCCGCTTATCTCAATTCCAGTTTATTACCACCGTCTTGGACAAACATTTCCAAAACACTGGCATTTGATAGTACCGTTGCATATTCGTACGCTGTATTACCGAGTATGGTGTTAGGTGCTACATTCACTTTATCCATGTGGTTTTATTGTGATCAAATCGATGCAGCGGATAGAATCCTGTGTTCGTTTAAGAACACAACGGCTACAGAAAATAGAATCTTAAAAATCAATACATGTAGATTGTTATTATCAAATTATAATTCTACAGCGTTTTACACATTGAATGAATATTTTATCGATACATCGAATCCATCGTTCAGACATATCACATTGACCGTAAATAACAACATGGTCAGTTTATACCTAAATGGATTGAAATTATTAGATAATTTCAGTATGAACTTATCGTACAATTCCGCGTTAATGACACACACGTGTTTAGGTGGTGATCCTTACTCCAATCAGTACACCAGCATGCGGATTAATAATTTTAAGTTATACGACACTGCATTATCATCGAGTGATGTTTACACCGATTACTTAAACGGTTCGACAGCACCTTCTTATACCGTACCCACAAATTCGTCGTACATTACCTCCGGAACACCTATTTCGTGGATCACTTTTAACGATCCGATCAATCCATTGATCGATTATGCTGACACATCGAAAAGTGCTGTGGTGACCAACGCTGCTCTGATCAACAGCGTCGTTGTAGGACCCACCGCTTCCTTACAAAAATCCGTAGCAATAACAAGCGTTTCCACACAAGGCATCATGTTACCTTCATGTAATTTATCTAACGTTTTTACGATATCTTCGTGGTTTAACTGTTCGGGGATAAGTACAACGAATCCTGCTATTCTTGAATTCCAAACACTCGCACCGATCGAATACCGTCGTTTATCACTTTGGTTTGGAGTTTTGTACGCATGGGATTATTCTGCTTTAACTAACGTCGTTCTTGATCCATATTTTTATGATAACACAACCAATGCGAGTCATTTGTGGCAACATTTTTGTTGGTCTGTCAGTGGTCAAACACATAAATATTATAAAAATGGTGTTTTGTTGTATAAAGGTTATTTTAACAGTTCGTTTAATAGTCGTTCGTTCATCAACAATGAATTAGGGTATACCAAAAATTATCCAACAGGTATGACAGCACGTTTTTGTAATTATAAATTGTATAATGTTACATTAAACGATTCAGAAGTGTATGCGGATTATTACGACGGTCGACCTACACGTCCTTATTTAACAAATTATCCTAACGTTATTGCACCTTCACCACTTATCTGGTGCACTTTCAGTGATGCTTATAATCCGTACATAAATTACGGAACGTTGGGAGGTAATGCTTTGACTTTCCTAGGTGCCAATTTAATTAATAGTTCACTCGATGCTCCTTCTTCATTATCAGCCTCATTTGCAAAATCCGCATTATTCACTAAAGATACGTTATCAAATTATGCACAAATGTGTTATGTATCGTTATCATCGACTTTCACTGTTTCAGTATGGATTTATAATTCGGCAGCGGATGCTGCATGGCATCCCATCGTTCATTTCGGTGCACAGAATTCAACAGCTCAGGATATTGGATTGTATACCGTCAACGGAACTATTGCTATTTACACGAACGGTGGTGCTAATTATACAACAATCCATGAAAATACATTCGGTGCTTTGAATAAATGGCAACATATCACGTGGACAAATAGCAGTATGTTAACACAATTTTACGTCAATGGTTTCTGTATGTTTCAATCCAGTTTAATTAACACATCCATCAATAATATTAACAGTAGTTTTACCGTTAATAAATTATCATGTGGTCCATTGGGTGGTCGTGTTGCTAATTACAAAGTGTATAATCAAGTGTTATCCGCTTCAGATATTTATACGGAATACACAAACGGTAGTGCGCTTATTATCACTGTACCTCCAAATTCTGTTTCTTACACGCCTTTGATATGGTGCACGTTTAACGATTCACAAAACAATTTGGTTAATTATGGATCGCTTGGTGGTGGAGGTTTTTTGAAATATTGTACACCTTCATGGATTAACAGTTCATACATCGGTCCCAATCCACTTTATCCAAAAACGCTCTCGATCACAGGAGGAAATCAGGCGCTTCAAATACCACCTGTCACATTGAATTCAAATTTCACGGTCATGTTCTGGGCAACTCGTAGTGTTGAATACGGTGGATACAATATTCTTTTTAAATTTAAAGATATTAATGGCGTGAATGCCATCGATTTAACCGTACATGGTGGCAATCAATGGTTGTATATCGGTTCAAACCCGGTTGTTTTTCAGTATTTTCCAGACGCAGGTTCTACAAAATGGCACCATGCAGCGATGGTCAACACATCGATCACTACAAAATATTATATGAACGGTTTTTGTATTTACGATTCATCTTTAAAAAATTATAATAATATTTCGACGACGAGCATCACACGTACGTTCAATAGTTTTGGATTTGCGGGTGGTGCTGATCTAACATTTACGTCCGGGGCTTTTAGTATACCGAAAGTATACGATGTTGCATTATCAAGCACTGACATTCTTAATGAATATATCGGTAATACGACAGGTGTGAATCTATCGTTTAGTACAACAAATTCTATTACACCCGTTCCTGTTTCTTGGTGCACGTTCAGTGATACGAATTTGTCGACATTAGGGTATGGTTCATTGGGTGGAGGTGTTGTGTTATATTACACTGCCAATATTTCTCAGATCACACCGTCGCCCCCTAATTATATCAATTCATTGAACGTGCCTTTGGGTGGGTGGGCGAGATTATCGCCGATGGCGTTCAAAGACATGACATGGAGCGCGTGGTTAAATGTCAACTCGACCGATGGAGTTCAACGTTGCATTTTCAGAATTCAAGTGAACGATAACAGTTTAAACTTTTATACTTTAGCTTTATATGTCCAATATCGGAGTTTATATACACGCGACTATTATGGTTATTTTACGACTCAAATTGCAAATTGGGTACCTAACGTCTCCACCACATCATCGTGGCAACATTTAACGTTATCGTTTAATTCAACGACGCGTGTGTTTAAAGTATATACTAACGGATTTCTTATATGTTCTCAACCCAATGTCGTGCCTTTGTTCAGTGATAACGTATCGTATTCCTTTTATTTTCTAGGTGATAATGCACAGGTCGATTGTCGATACAGTGAAGTAAAATTATACGATTCAGTGTTATCTGATAAAGATGTGTACACGAATTATAATAAAACATGGCCGTTCACTTCTATTTCTTTACAATCGTGGTGTTCCAAAACACCATTGATTTGGATGACCTTCGACAATCAATACGATCCATTGATTAATTACGGATCAGAAAGTGGTGGTGCGATGTGGATAAACGGCGTAGGAATTTTTAGTACAGAAACCATGCCAAACGGATTGACGGTCGTTTCAGCCAGTTCGAGTGCTCGTAACACATGGTTAAATCTATCTCCGATAAACAATTGTGTTTTAGGGAGTGCTTTCACAGTTTCAGGGTGGTTTAAAATATACAGATATTCAAATACTACCAATGATTTATTTTCACTTTCTGGAAGTTATACGAATATCATCAACATCTCTCAAACCGTTTATTCGTTTCCAATCAGTCCTACCTACGATGCCACTTTCCCGGATCAATCCGCTTCTGTGCTTTGGTGTCGTCCCGATTCACAAACAGTCATGATGCGCGAATACAACATTCCATTTGAATACACGTTCTCATCTTCTTGGACATCGGATACGGGTTTATTATATGTCAAATGTTCGGAATTTCATCTTGCTTATTTCAACGATGTTTTATTAGGACAGAATTTTTACTCCGCTTACAGCACGTACAGTGTTTCGACTATAAAAAATGGAAGCAATACGATCAGAATCGTGTGCAGCAATGTCGATGCTACTGCAACTTCCGGACTCATTGCATCGTTATCGAGTTCTACAACACGAACGTATATCGCGAAAACGAATCCGTCATGGGTGTTCAATGGTATTTCAGCTTCCATCATTCTCGACGATATCGTATTAAATCATATGGGTGGTTCTATTTACAGTGGTTTCAACACGTGTTTAATTTTATCAAATCTTGTTGGTACACAAGAAAACTGTTTATGGCGTCATTTGACATGGTCGGTGAACGGAAGCACGAATCAATCTAAATTTTATGTGGATGGTTTATGTGTAGCTAACTGTTCATTACGAAACGCATCCAATAAATCCGTTTATCGCAGTACAAATTATTTATTGAATAATCGATCTTTAGCACCTGGACAATGTGCCGGTTCAGCGGCTTATTTCCGTGCATATAATACGATATTAAGTGATCAGGATGTTTACACTGATTATAACAACGGACGTAATGTTTCGTTCGTTGCAACTTTACAAAACAATTTATCCGTCATGCCTTTGATATGGATGACATTCAACAATATCAATAATCCGTATTACAACGACGGATCGTTAGGTGGCGGTGGATTTCCTACTTCGTATAGCACACAGATCGTATCGACCAATTCACCACCCAACGGATTAATCAAATCGTTGTATTTACCTTTTAACGATCCAAATGCAGTTGGAGTACGACCTCCAGGATGTGTTTTAGGAAATTCGTTCACGATTTCGTTTTGGTTTTATTTTACTTGTGATCCAGGATCGGGTTTAACCAGTTATATTTTAAGAGCTATGGATACTGCTACAAACGGTGTATATGCATTAGATATATACATCCAATATTTGGGTTTATACATCAACAAAGGTAACACGTTGAATATTCAACTTCCGTTTGTATTGACTACATGTCAATGGTATCATTTTGTATGGACCAGCAGTGCTAATTTCAATATTTTTTATATCAATAATATCCCCGTGTACAATACTTTTGATTTCATCACTATTCCAACTAACCTGTATTACGAATATTATTTAGGTTTCGAACCTTCTTTAAATCGTGGTAATGCTTTCAATGGTTATTTAAGCGATTTCCGTGTATTTAATACACCCGTAACCGAAACGGACGTACAAACGATGTATTATTACACAACAAAATCACCTTCAACGGGTACAAAATATGGCATCATTCAAACAACTGTATCAAAAGTCAAATTCGTAGGACGTATGAGTTATTCGTCGTTCGTTTTACCACAATCCACACCGTTATTACACCCTACGATGTATTATCCGTTCAATACGGATATAGCAAACTGGGCATCGGGTCTTTCGAATGCATCGGGTACCAGTGTTTTTGGAAACTGTTCTTTGACCTCGACATATGCACGGTACGGATCTAAATCCTTGTACATTCCAGGTCTGAACGCAAGCGATTACGTCAAGTTACCGTCGTGGACGTTGTCCAATACAGGATGGGCGTTTGCTTTTTGGTACATGAGCGTGTCATTTCAAGCCGGTTCTAAACTGTTGGAAATCAGTGATGGTACTGCAACGAACATGATCGATCTCACGCTTTCATCGAATAACAGTCCTATCAGCACGATTTACAATCCGCGTGGTAATAAAACACTCACGGGGGGTGTTATTACGAGCGGTGGTGGATGGCAACACGTGTGCGTGACCGGCAGTTATTCCACATCCGGTACACCGACGGCATGGTTTGAATTATACGAAAATGGTATATGTACCGTCAACACATCGTTGGCCTACTACAACGCCATGATCTACTCGACGGTCCGATTGGGTAGAGGCATTAGTTCTGGTGTAAATTACGGTGGATATATCGATGATTTCAAACTCTTCAATTATTTTTTAGTGGATACGGATATTTCACGTTTATATAAATCGTATGGAGTTACAGCCTTAAGTTCAGAAATTCCTAATCCTACTTTATATCATAAATTTGAAGGAAATCTGTTGAATTCTGGAAATTTTGGAACGGGGTATTCGTTTTCCAACGATCCGTCGTTATTACTTTATTATCCTTTAGATTCAAGCAGTGGTACATTCGTACAGGAAATGGTATCGGGATCGTACAATGCGAGTCTGATTAACGGTGCTTCCATCACATCTGCGAGTTCGATCGTCGGTATAGGTTCCTTATCCTTATCGAGTGCTAGTTCACAATATTTATCGATAGCGCCGGTGAATATTTCACAGACCGGACTCACGTTTGCGTTTTGGTTTCGATTGAACAACGCTTCCACGAATGCACGTTTATTTGAATTTGGGTCCGAGGTCACAGGTGGTATCGCCATGATATTTAATACGAGTCTCTTATTAAATTATAAAATTAACGGAACGTATGGAACCGTCAATGCCAGCACATCACAAATAACTAATATTAATAATAACAAATGGTATCATTGCGTGTGGGTATTACCTATTAAAGGTAACGGTTACATGTTTTTGAATGGTACCATGATCAATAATACTGCGTTCGGGTATCCTTCATCGACTTCATACTCTGTCAACGCTTTCGGTAAAAATCTCGATGCTGTGATTCCCTATTACGACGGTGGTATCGATGATTTTAAAATGTACGCTCGTGCTTTTACGTTATCAGAAGCGCAGTTTTATTATAGTTCCGTGTACGGTTATGCACAACCCACAGCGTCATCGCTCAACACCTGTTTTATACCGGCACATATCGCTGATTCTCAATCGATCTATTTGGATCCAGTAGGGTATGTCAGTTTACAACCTTTTTCAAATACGTATAACGGTATGACATTTTCATTGTGGTACAATACTTACCGTCCAATAAATTATGGATACTTCGAACGTATTTTTGATTTTGGAAATGCAAACAACGCAAACCAAGTAGCGTTAGGACGTAATAATGCAACGAACATTTTTTTTATTTCGATCAATAATAACGCTGTTTATTTATCAACGAGTATTCCTTTTTGTACGAATTCTGTTTGGAGACATATCTGTTTAGTGATAACGTATAATTCGCCCGGTACTAACAATCCATTCGAATTGTATATTAATGGAAAACGTGTGAGTTATACAACGAATTGGTATCCAGACGTGATTTATCGTACCAATAATTATATCGGAAAATCAAATTTTTCGAGCACAGATGCTGCGGCTAATTTATGGGGTGTTGTGGACGAATTCAAATATTTTGATACCGCTTTGAATTCGAATCAAATCGTTTCTATTTATAATTCATACAACAGTGCCTTGTTTGCATCTAATTTTCCACCGGTCGTTACACCTACTTTCATGTATCCGTTCAATGGTACTTTACAAGACTCGATCCGAAATACCACAGCTTTTGGTATTAACGCAAGTTTTTCATCCCTTGCTGTTTCTGGAACACAGTCTTTATACATGGACGGTACGTCTTGTATTTATTTACCACCTTTTCTTAATACTTCACATGGCATGACATTTTGTACGTGGTATAATTCATGGAATCCTACATGCCCTACACCTGAAGAACGATTATTTTCATTTTCAAATGCATCGTTGGATGCTAATAACATCGATGTCATTCGTTCGGGTACTAATGTTGGTATCAGGATTGCAAACAGTGGTGCCATTCCATGGCAGAGTGGCTTTGCAAATTCCGTTTTCTGTACGAACGGTGTGTGGACGCATTTCGCTTTAGTAATTTCATCTTTATGGCAGAACAGTGGAGGTGCTAACAGTTTATATCAATTATATATTAATGGATCGTTGATAAATACGATCGGAGGTACTTATCCTGACATCATAACACGTTCTTTTAATATTATCGGACGGTCTTCTATGATAACTTCAGGAAGACACCCTCCTTGTTTTAATGGAATGTTAAACGATTTCAGGTATTATGATACTCCCTTAACACCTCCTCAAATTTCCAATTTATACTATTCTTATGGTACACCTTCTACCCTTGTCACTATTCCTTTTCCAATGCCAACTTTTCGATACACGTTTGAAAATGACAACCTGTATAATTACGGAACCGTGCAAGCTAACACATACGGTCAAAACATGAGTTTTTCATCGAGTTGTGCTGTTGGTAGTCGTGCCATGTTTTTTAACGGGATTGCAAGTGTTGATTTACCAGCTTACGTTTCTCGTAACACGGGACTGACATTTTCTTTATGGTTCAGCAGTTCTTATTCGGTCAGTGCCACATCCGAAAGACTGGTTAATTTTGGAGATATACCTAACGTTAATTCAACGGAACTTGTCATCGGACGGTATCCTGGACAAAGCAGTGTGTTCGTACAAGTTCAAACAACCGGTACTCAAAGTTCTGGATACGTCACGAGTAGTGCGTCGTTCATGACGGGAGGGTCTTATAAACATCTTGCTTTTGTAATTTCTACAAGCGATACTACTACTAGTAATCCAACCACGAACATGCGATGGTACACTAACGGTATACTCGTTTACAATTTTGTATCCTATTATCCATTTCCAACAAATCGAATGAATAATTATCTCGGAACACGCGATGGTACAACGAGTCCGTTCATAGGTTATATCGACGATTTCCAATATTACGATACAGCATTATCGTCCGATCAAATTTATCAGATATACACGAAATCTGCATCTTTACAATCAACATCTACGACCACGAGTTATTATGCAACAAGTGCTCTTCCACAAAACATTCATGGATTAACAAATTGGCATAGTGCTGACCTGGGTGTATTGATGAATTTATCGAGCGTCAATTTATCCATCACACGTTGGAACAATCTTGCCACTGCATGGATGCAAGACATCGTTGTGACGACACCGAACACTCCACCGACATACAATGCGAGCGGATGTAACGGCTTACCGTGCGTTTCGTTCACTTCGAATACCAAAGGTGCACAGGTACTCAGTGTTTCCGCTGTCTTGAATAGTAGTTGCACCACATTCACGATAGCAATGGTGGGTTCTACGAAAATAAACACATCGCAACAGGAATTTTTTGGTACGAAGGGTCCGAGCGTTTCAGGAAACGTTCATTTTTACACGAGATCCGACGGTCTTCCTTACTTTTACGTGAACGGGACGACACGTTCTGCCTATGATTTTACCTGGGTACCAACTACATCGGTACCGTTCATGTTCATTGTTTCTGGTAGTATCGTGAATAATACATCTGGAATCATCAATATGTATGCAAACGGAACACCCTACACATACATACACACCGACGGTACCGAAAACGTATCGTATTTCAATTTATCTACGTTGAATATAGGCGGATGGAGCGATGACACGACTCGTGCACTGAACGGTGGCATCTCTTCGTTCATGATGTATAACAACGTCTTATCTCAAACCGATCGACAACGTTTAGAAGGTTATTTGGCATGGAAATGGTGGCCATCCACGAGTTCGATTTTGCCAGACACTCATCCGTATTATAACGCATCACCACTGTAAAACAAATAACGTATCGTAATTAATGAATTAAACCATATCCGTGAAAATTAATAATAATATTAAATTTTTTTATCGTTGTCTCGTTCAACGATCACATCAATCAATGATTAAGATCTATTAACCATTCATTCATGTGATATCGATACCAATAAATTTCATTTATGTTTAAAAACACTTTTAAAACTTCAAAACTTATAAAAACGTTTTTTATTAAAAACTATGAAAGTCACGAAAAAATTGAAACTAAATATTCAGAATCGGAGAAATTATGATTATTATTCTTGTGCCCAGTTTTGAATCAATTGATCATCGACGAACAAAGGTTCACGGATGTACGATACTCGATGTTGGAATAAAGAAAACGATTTCGTTTTCTCAAATAAATACCAATGTCCTACTACGAATTTATGACGAAAACGACGAATTAAATCGTTCTGACGATTTCCGAACATATTCGTACTGCGAGATAATAAAGGACATTGAATCGAATTCATGTTGTGGATTGTAGCTGTCTGGGTAGCGTCGTCGTACACGATCCATGCGTTTCGTGGATTTAAAGGTGTGGCAGAACCTAGCATGTTAGGTGACCATGCATGAAAATACGATCGATGGTAACAACCACGAAACAAATGCCATTCGTTCGCATGTAATTGTGCGAACCTGACATCTGGTATGGGTGACGAGACATTGCGAGTGATGTTTCCGTACATATCGATCACGTAAACATCCAACGTGGTTTCGTTTACCAACAGACATGCCAAATGACTGTTAGAAGGTACTTGGGTGCATAATTGAGTACGCACATCGGTTTCGGGTAAAGTTAAAGTTATCACGTAATTAAATAAACGTGATACGTTGTTATGCGTCCATAACGTTGAAAGTAAATGCAAGACGCGATTTTCTTCGAGCTGTGTGGGAGATCGAATCGGAAAATAAGGTGTGACGAATGTACGCATGATCCATTTTTTAGAAGCACGTTGTAATACTTTATAGGGATTATAACTGTACTCGCGATCTAAATCTGTTCTTTGCACGCGTTGACCGTTCGTTGTCACGACATGATGACGGTGCACCGTTTTGATCATGGTGCGGACATTGTTTATGTAAACGTATCCATTGTTTTTGAGTTTTCCACGTATGACATCGGTTTGTAGTTTAATGGGTAACGTGCTGTATCGATTCAATGTATCCCGTATTGCACTTTTAGCACGGCAACAAGGGTACGGGTCACCGTAGGTGATTTCATAATTCGTGTCGTTTGCACACGAACCATGAACGAACGAATAAGGTGTGGGTTTGCGTGCACTCGTACAATTCGCAACGGTTTTCTTGCCATCCAAACGATTCGTTCCAAAATCATCCATGGTTTCTTCCTCATCGATAGGTATCGTGTACGGTTCGGATGCTTCAGAAAGTGGTTGTTGTGTATATGGTTGTAATGGCTGAGAATGTTCCATGTTGCGTGTAATGAAAAATATCAGAGCAGCCAAGATATCTTTGACGTGATGTTCCACATCAAAAGCATAACGATCAAAAAAGGGTTCGGTACCTACTTGAACACACATTTTGTTTATGTCGCGTTGTTGACACGACGATATGAATAATTGTATCACACCCGTACGAAAAATTTGGAGAGAATATTTCGTATGAAAAGCGAGATCGACGTACTTTAACGAAATGCCTTTAGCACGCATCGTTTGATTTTCAGAAGAAGGTACGTTATGACGTTCTTTTAATACCAAACGTTGATGAATATTCGTGTCCGCACGTTCAAAAATATCCATTAAATCCAGTGAAGATACAAGTTCGAATTGGAAATTCATGTCTTGTACGACGAGTAAATGTTCGCGCATCGCTACAAAGGGTCGCAAACGTTGAACGATCATGTCGATGAATTCTTCAAAGACACGTTGATAAGGCGGTGCCGACATGATACGAAGGTGTGTTTTGTTTAGTTTTAGTGAAGCTTTGTTTGATGAAACAAACCCAGTTAACGTATTATGGGCCGTACGACGATGTAAGACTTGTTTGAAGATGTTTCTTTCAAGTGGTGTCTCAACGCTATCGAAATCTTGTTCTTGAACGTGATATAACACACCCATTTCTACATGATTCGCAAAATGAGTTTTACGGGCATCAGGTAAACGCAGTTGATGTTGTACTGCAATGCCTCCCGCAACAGAGGGTTGTCGTTGTTGATGGATTTCGTACCGTGTCGAAGTAACATTGGGGTGTTGATGAATCAATTGCTCACAATTCATCTGAAGACGCGCACATTCTTCTTCTAACATATACAAGGTCGATGTTTTTTTTTGGTAAGGACACGAAGGTAAATGAACGTCCGATTGCATGCATTGCATACAAAAATATCCATGAGGTACGGTACTGGGTGGCGAATTATAATAAATAGGCGCGACATCGATGGTCATGTTCACGAATTGATCATCTAAAATAAAATTAGTGAGTTGGTTTAATTTAGGAATGCCTTGCAAAGGCATCGAGCATTGCAATTGCTTGGCATATTTTATCCAAGGTATCGAACGATAAAACTCATATGAAGTCATTTTACCATAATCAGTATAAAAAAATATTGTGTTAAGTCAAACACATTTAATCGGAAAATTGAATAAAATAAAGTTAACACATATATGTAAAATGAGCACACAACCTAAAAAAGGTACTTTAAGTCAATTTGGATACAGTTCTAAATTAAAATTAGAAGAACGTCATGCTCTTCTAACAAAAGCAGTGAAATATTTATCTGCAAATGTCGTTCATCAAAAACTCGGTATATTGTCGAATCTAAAACAATCCACGAACCCAAAAGTCAGTGCTTTGTTTGGTAAAGATCAACGTTGGATCAAACGCATGTTCATGGTACCTCAACGAGTGTATCAGTCGACGATCACACGTAGCATGCCACGACGTTGTTGTACTTCGACCATCACACAAACGTTAGCACCGAGTAAAAGCACGAAACCTAAACCTAAACCGAAACCTAAACCAAAACCTAAACTCAATTCAAAACCAAAACCTAAAGCAATCGGTCCACCAAAACCAAAACCAAAGATCGTGTTGAAACCAAAACCAAAAGTAGTGATCAAACGTAAAACCACATCATCGAGCACTACTAAAAAAACAACGACGAAAAGCAAATCAACCCTTAAACGTAAACCATCAATACTTAAAAAAAAACCAAAAACCACGAATAAATAAACAAGAGCGTGTGCTTTTTGTGAGATTCATTTTTTTGCATGTATAAACAAATTAAATAATATTCTTCTTTATAAAGAAAGAACTGATATGTATGAAATACTAAAAAATGGTTTATTTTTATCAAGTTTTGCTGATTTAGAAAAGTCACCCGAAGGTCGTAATTTTTTTATTGTAAACGTCTCACATGATCTGCCGATGTTAGGAGAAAACGGTATTCAAATACCAATGGATGATGCTTATTCCGAAAACAACAAGATGTATAATGTGTTTCCACACATTGTAAAAATCATCCAAGAAAAACTGAAATCGGGAATACAGGTAGTCGTGCATTGTTATGCTGGACAGCAACGCAGCGCAGCAGTGATTGCAGCTTTATTGTTATGTTGTACGAAATGGGAAGTAGATAAAACGATCGAATATATACGTCAATGCAAACCGGATGCTTTTTATGGACGCATTACTTTTGAACGTGCCTTAAAAAAATGGCATAAAAATCTACGTCAACAAACATGTGATTCTTGTTTATCTCAGATCAAACAAATGGATATTAATTAAATTACGATACACATCGAAAAAATACTCGGAGCTGGTGCAGGTGTCGTGGAAGTTGTAGAAGTCGTGGACGTTGTTGAACCCGTTTCTGATTTTGTCGATACTGCACTTTCGTCGGCTGATGTTTCTCCACTAGATTCACCCTCAGTGGTTTCTGATCCATCGGTCACTGATCCATCGGCTACTGATCCATCGGCTACTGATCCATCGCTTGCTGAACCTGCATCCGAACCACCACTCGTTCCAGATTTACCTTTTAATTTACCAGCTATTGCTTTGACTGCCATACTACCTAAGACCACACCACCCGCTATTCTTCCGACCGGTGTGAATTTTGCAGCAAATCCTGCAACAGCCCCAATCTTCCCTGCAATTTTACCCGCTTTACCTGTAGCTTGAAGTTTTGCAGGTACTTTAATATTTTTTCCAATTACTTTGGAAAGTCCAGCAGCACCTGCTGTTATCGCAACTTTACCAATAGTTTTTCCAATGTTTTTCAATGATTTTAAAAAACCTCCAAAATTTTCAATTTTACTACTGTCAATGAAATAAACATCTGGTCCTGACCACACAAATTTCTTATTAAAATTATTACGATACACTGTTTTTTCGTGTAATTTTTGTTGTGATTTTTCACTGAATGGTATAAAAGAAGCTGTTTTTTGTGAAAATCTGTAAAATGTTTTATCTGCTATATTAAAAAATACAACACTCTTTAAATCGGGTCTTTTATGTTGATGTTGATTCATACTCAATGTATTAAAGAATAAATACGATATTTATTTTTTAAAAAAAGACGTTATTTCTTTTTGACCTTGACTTTTATTTTTATATTTTCTATTAATAGTTTGTTGATATTGTTCCAATGATTTAATTTTCATTCGCAATGCGTTATCAACATTCAGATCAAATTTATGTGGCGCTAATAACACATTGAACAGTTCTTCGCATGAAGGATACACTTGATGTTGAATGTAGTACAATAAATCAATGGATAATTGATGTTCTTGGACATATTCTGGACTTTCAACACGTTCACATGTCAAGCGTTTTTCATTGATAATATAAATGAACGGCACTCTTTCTCCTGATTTGGGGTAATTGTTGGGATCCCGTTCTTTCATGCGTTGAGTCAGTCGTACATGTGGCATCACATTATCGTTTCCCATTTTTTTATAAGTTGCGCTTAACGATTTCGACATGATTAATTTGGAGGAATCAATGCGTCCGCTCAATAGATCGTTTAAGTGTTGAAACAGTCGTTCGTGTGCCGCTTCGATGTTTCTATCGTACAACACACAATTAAGCACGTCGGTCAATGTTTCGCGTGTGAAACGACAAAAATCACGCCGTACGATGGAAATACCTTTGTATTCTACATGTCGTTGTGTTTCGTCAGGCGTTTCCCATACTAAAGCACAGTACCGTTTCTTGGTGAATAAAATAAAAGGAAAATACACTTTTTCAAATTCAATCTCAACGGGATGTTGAAAAAGTGTGTTTAACCAGTTTTGACATTCAGTGGAAAGTTCAAACAGTGTGTTCATTGTCATGGATGATGTTGCTTCAAATTGTACATAAATCGAATCGCTGTCACCGTACACTACCACCGCATTGTACTTCGTTTCGACATGGTCTTTAGCAAACAGAATGAGTTCACGTCCTTTGGCTGTGATGCTTTCAGCGATCGGTTTACATCCTAAAAAACCATGCGCAGCACCACAAAATCCGTATAACGAATTCATAGATACTTTGATTGCAAGTTGACGTCCGTTTAAAATCGAGTACAACAACTTATCGGTATTCTTGACCTGTTTCATTTGTTCTTTCACGTTTTTGCGTTCGTTCCACAATCTTAACAGAATACGTGGTAGTAAACCTGTACGCACTTTCGCCGATACAAATCTATGTTCACGTGTCGATGTGATCGGTGTCACACTGATATCTGCATCGTTGCATGTTTTATGTTGAAAAGAGCGATGTTCTGGTGTATCAGGAACTAAAAAAGTCGAAAAACAAAAATTAAAAGCAATGACAATGCTTGGATACAACGAAGCAAAATCGAGTACCGTTATTTTATCATGCAAATAAACACCTCGTTTAGGTTCTAAAACAGTTGCACCCTGATACTTTTCTTCGTCATCGTTTGTATTTTCAGAAATCAGTTCTAATTCAGCTGGAATAACAAACTCTTCTTTTAACGCTTCATAACACACCAACGAAAAACATTTGATCTGTTGACCACGTAAAATCAAATAATCCACGGGAACATAGGTGATGTTCGACATTTCGATAAGATTTTGGAGTATGGATAAATGTTGAACGAGTGTGATCGGTAATAACGTGTCTTGAATACAATATTTTGCAACTTCGATGATACTTTCTTTTGATTCTTGTAATTTTCTGAACAAGACGTACGGTTTTAAATCGACTTTGTTTTGATTAAGAAAATGTTCGGCCACATCGTTTAATTTATAACTTTCTAATTTATGTTCTTTTTTAAGAATAATGTAAAGATCTACTGGACATCTTCCAGGTATGTTTATATAATTCATTGTGTTATTTCCAAAAGCACTCGAACTCAATTGTTTAGTTGCGTAATACGATTTCATACTTTTCAGTCTGGATAACATCGTTGTTATTTTTTCTTCTATTTTTAAATAAAGAGCACGGTTGTACAAATATTTATAATCAAAACCGAATGTGTTATAGCCTACCAACATGTCAGCATCGTACACGATACTGACGTAATGACACCACGATTCAATTAATTCTTTTTCTGAATTACACACAAATATCGTAAGATCGTTGTCTTCCTGAATACGTTTTTCTGTAATGTATCCGTTCGTGTTAAGAACATGTACGCTTTTGATAATGTCATGTGTTGCTGCATTCCAAACCGATGTACCTATTTGTGAGACAGTATCTTTCGGTTTATCGTAATCTGGAAAAATACAATCGTTTTGTACCACTGAATCATAGGACATACATTCTATATCCCATGACACGATGTTAAAAGGAGCGATATAAGACGTAGTGTTCGGACGGATTTGTGTATACGGTACTGTGATAAACATATCACATGTAGTGTTCGTCCGTGATGTATCGATCTCGTTCGTATTGCAATCAAATGTGATCCATTGCGACGATCCGATGTGAAGATGGTGTTGTAATTTTAAGATCGGTGTTAAAACGGTATCGTATAAAGACATATTATAGACGGGACTGTCTGGGTTTTGAAACAATCGTTTTAAGACTTGCATGGTTTGTTTGTACGACCATTCGGTGTTAAAACTAAACTTCAGAAACTTTTCACGATAATTGGATGTGTACGGATACAATTTTTTTTTCATGGAAATTTCAATTTTTTGTAATCCACGTGTTTCACGAAAATGAAACTGTTTTAAATATTTCTCCAAATTCGTGATATCTTGATAATAAAACGTTTGTTGACGACAGTTAAGATACACATGCAAATACGGTTGGAAGTTTATCATTTGTAGTGCGACGCTTTTGCCTTCCATCGTTCGTCCAAAAGCGTACACGACATACCCATGTTCTTCGAAATGATCTTTTGCTGTCCAATTCAAAACTTGTAAACTGAGGGTGGTATTCATTCTGCGTTGTGTTGTCTGAATAAATGTATCTATTGGTTGTTATTTATTTCACGGGTTAGTTACAAATGAATTTCTTTTGTTGGTTAGTCATTACTGCTATTCTTCTTATCGTGCTTTTTATAGTACACGAATATATTTTTTATTCGTTCAACGACGAGATCAGTCGTTACGGAGTCATGTACGGTAATAATAAAACAAATTCATTGATTCTTGAAACAGATCCGATAAAACACATGCAAACAATCATACAAACACTCGATAAAGCAGTTCAAGAAGAAGAATGTTTTAGAAAAACAACGGTTTCCAATTCTTCACCTTTATCTACCACCGTTGTCGAATCCCCACACACCGTCGATGCGAACATACATACGGACACCGTACCCCAACCCACGTCACCGATTGTTGTCGATGCAATCACATCTACCGTCGACGTACCCCAAACCATGCCACCGATTGTCGTTGATACAATCACATCTACGGTTGCCGTATCTTGCACGAATATCGTTGATACGATCACATCTACAGTCACCGTACCCTCATCCATCGTTGTCGTCGATGTGATCACACCCACGGTCATCGATGTGCTGCCCTCTTCCTCGTTCACAATATCCGACAATACACCTACCAAACTACATACAATACAACCCATTATTATTAACGTGTCAGACAGAATGCCACATATGTTTGTAAAATTTACGAAATTTCCAAGAACTGACGATGCGTTTGTTTTATATCAGTAAAATGAATAATAAAATCGAGGATAACGACCATGCGAAAGGTAACCAATAAGGTATTGTGTGTTTACGTTTCAAATTTTTATATTTCCACATACGAAACATTTTTATACAGACAAATTCAACAGCTGACATAAAAAATCCAAAAATATAGACACACACTATATCGTTATTTGTTAATTGTATATATTTGAGTAAGAAAAACAAAAGAACGCTTAACATCATGGCAACACGATAATCATGTTTCTTATATTTCACCGTAAACATAAAGGCTGTTAAATAAATAAACAAAACAACGGGATTTATTTTCATTCTGTTTATTAAAAATTAAACATAATAAAAATGCGTTGTTTTTTAAAATTTAAAACATAAAACATAAAACATAAACTAACAAAGTATTTATTGAAATGACAAACGATAGTTTGATTCGGAATAAAAAGATCTCTATTCTTATGTGTTATTATGAACGGCCCACATTTTTACCATTGATTGTTAGTAATTTAAAATCACAAACGTTCGTTCAGAAATATCCAACGAACGTTGAATTTATTTTATGTGACGATTCGTTACCGACTTATAACATCGATATCGATCAATTGAAACAAGATCTCAAAGGGGTTATTGATGATATCACATACATTCATGTTCCACATACCGAAAAATTAACCATCGGACAAAAACGCAACATGTTATGTGAACGTGCTAAACACAGTATTCTAATTTTCATGGACGACGATGATTATTATTTTCCTTCTTACGTTGAATATTCAGTGTTTGAATTATGTAAACGACGTAAAGCATTAGTTGGTAGTAATTCCATGTTATTTTGTTACGTTTACGAGAATTTCAAACAGTTGAGCATTAACTGCATGTCACCGCGTCAGATTCACGAAGCCACGATGTGCATGTTGAAATCACATTGGCAGTACACAGGCGGTTTTGCTGTGAAAGGAAACGGTGAAGGTGCTAAATTAATCGACGGACACGAAACAAAAGTCAATGCCAAATTGGATATTAACAAACTGATGGCGTGTGTTGTTCATAAAAAAAATTCATGTAATAAAGCCATGTTTTTGAATTTAGCTTCTCCTGCAACATATCCGTTATCGGAAGATCTAAAAAAACTCATACAATCGTGTACGGACCATCCTTTATTTCTATCACGTGTACGTATCTGTTTTAAATATGCTTCGCGCGAACGACCCGAACAGTTCAAACGGTGTATGCAGTTGTACACTGACATGTTGTCGGGTGTACATGATTGTCATTTCGTTATTTCCATGGATACGAACGATACTACCATGAACAACGACGACATTAAATCGTTTCTCACAGGGTTACGTAAACGATACCAAATCGAGTATTATTATGGTGAATCTAAAAACAAAATCGATGCGATTAATCGTGATATGATTGCACCCACATTCGATATCTTACTACTGATCAGTGACGATATGATACCACAAATCCATTGTTTTGATCAGGTGATTGTGAACGATTTTAAAACACATTTTCCTGATTTCGATGGTATGTTGAATTATAACGATGGGTTACGTAACGATTGGCCTCTTATTTGCACATTGACCGTGTACGGTTATAATTATTTTAAAAGATTCGGGTACATTTACAATGCGAGTTATACTTCCGTGTACTGTGATAACGAACAAACCGAAGTAGGAAGAATGCTGGGACGTTTAAAAGATATCGATAATGTCATCATCAAACACGAATGGAATAATCCTTTATTTCAAGATGAATTGAGACAACGCACCGAAAAGAACGATATTTATCTAATAGATCATGATGTTTATAAATCACGTAAAGCGAAGCATTTCGATCTTCGAGTTGCAGGCGACGTTGTGACAACACCACCACCGCAACAAAATATACAACAATCTGTTCCTGCACCCACCATTGGTGTACCCAAAGGCGCCTTGCTCACCATCAACGTCATTTGTCGCGATCCTAACACGCTTCAACGCTGCATGTCCGAAATCGAGCAGCGCATTCTTAAACATAAGGACAAGATCCTGCTAAACGGTTTCTGTCTTGCATCCATGAACGTGTCTTCGTATCTCTTCTTCCATCGATTGTCTATGTTAACAGAAACCCCGTTCACCACTTTTTATTTTGAGAACGAAAAATTAGATGAAACGTATGCCGAACAGGTGTGTCAATGTATTTCAAGTCATGTGTCGTACGATATCATCACGTTCAACCAAAAATGTAGCATGAACGGTGGACAAACTTCTTTTATCTTAGAATCACGTGCCGAAAATCCCAACGAAGAGATTCCTTCCACTGGTCCGTGGAAAGAAGTGTACAAACGTTCCGTCACCAATTGGTCTTTATTTAACACGAACTTGTTTAAAACAATCACCATGCCACAAGAAGAAAATGAACTCATCAAGCAGTTGATGAGTATGGTAAAACAAGTCCACGCTATCGATAAAGTGCTGTATTCTTGGACGATATAAAATATAATACAGAATAAATAAAATTTAATTTTAAAATTTTTATATATATTTTGTTAAGCTTGTAGTGCGTGTGTCTTTTCATGTAAAATTCAGATACTGAGATCCAACAGCTGAACTTTAAATGACAATGCCATCGATATTTATTTTAAACATGTTTTTTCGTTATCAAAATAATAATTATACCATTTAAAAAATCTATAATGTAGATATTCGTACAACGTTTCTCGTTGTATATCAACTTCATCGTCAAGAATTTGATCAACCATTTCATTCAAATCACATGACAATGCATATTCGTTATCTTCTTTTTCGTTTTGGTTCAATAGATTACGACACGTTATATTATGTTTATTCGTTTTAAACATGTATACGTGTCATGTTTTTCATATATTTTTAATTATTTAAAAACGCATTTATTTCATTTTTGTTAATGTGTAATGCTTATCTTCGTACTTGAAATCACTGTCGTGCAATTCGTTCTGATAAGTAAATGCATACGGTGTGAATGCACGTGAAGGTTCTTTAATTTTTTTAAAATGCATACATAAACTACGAAGTTCTTGCCATTTTTTTTCGTTATCCTCTTTGTATAATGTTTTTGTCATTTTATGTATACAATATGTGCTAATAGTTAATAATGTACATTGTTTTTTATTTCAGTTTTAATCTTTGTTAAAATAACCACGCGGTAGTTTACAAGGTTTGTGATTGTGAATTCATTGTTCGGAACGAAGAACCGTTACAAGAACATATGTATTTTAAAAAACAGTATGCGTTATCGTGCATGTTTTTCTTGAGAAACCAGGAATACACACAAGGTCCGAATGCTAATAGACCAAAAATCAACATAAAAATGAATAGGATCAACAACCAACTCGTTTTCGTTTTAGGTACTTGAATAACACTTTTTGTTATTTTAGCTAATGCCTTTTTCAATTTTTTTTTAATTGGTTCTTTGGTGGCTTTTTTATCAGAAGTTTTTGGCAGTGCCGCTTCCACGGTAGCTTCGGCAAACTGTTCGATATGCCAGATCATCGGTTCTGGTATTGCATTGAACTGTCTATCGGATTTTTCTGAGCGAGAACGACGATGTTTTCTTTTGTAATTTGTTTGGAATAAGAAAAAATAAGCAAGACATATCAGAATCAAATACAATAACATGTTGAATTGTGGGGTTTATTATCAGTATTATAATATAAATAAATATTATAATTGAAGCAAGCCGTGAATTTAAGAATATCGATTTTACAAATGTCAAAACGGATATCGTTTATTTTAATTTTAACGATGGTATCAACAACATGTCTTATTCTTCCCAAACCCAAACAAGTTGTTTCTACGAGAAAGATGCGTGCGATCGTGGATACATTGGATCAGGTTTGTTTGTATTCCCAGCATCCAGTTTTGGTGTACGATTGTGAACACGTCGTACCACGTTCGTTTATTCGTGATTCCAACACGGAACGTGATTTGCATCTGATTTTCAAATGCACACCTTCACTAAATCGAAGTCGTCAAAATAAAAAATTCATCGATGTGTTACCACCACCTCTACCTCAATCTCCCAGTATTTTTGTGAATCCAACCGGTATTTATTTATTTTCAAACAAAGCACGTGCACTCGTGTCGTGCACTTGCTTGTATTATTTATACACACACATGGATTATTTTACACGAGACTCTTTTTACAATTCGGTAATTTCTAAAAACGTATTAGAAGAATGGTACGATGTGTACGGAAAAACGTTGATCACGGAACAAGATAAAGAACGAAATCAAAATATTTATAAGATACAAGGTAACAAGAATTATTTCTTATAAATATTTTTTTATGTCTCTATCACTAAATGTCCACCACCACAAATAATCTTGCATTCACTTGCAAACAATCACTGACACATTTAATTGATAGTGCTATTTATATCGCTATCTACAGTTTTGCTTTATTCGTTGTGTTAAGTTATTTCACGATATGGTTATTTTTCCGCATTTTACATCTCGTGTTCGATGTTGCTACGTTTCAGTTCAGTGAACTGTTTTCGTTTACCAATATTTTTGACGTGACGTTGATTATCATTATCGCTTTAATCGTATTATGCATTTACGAACTGAATTACTGGGTGAAAAATTACAAACGACTTAAATTCATGGTTGAAAATTGTCGAGAGGACATGATCAATAGTTTATCCAATCCTAGCATGCTGTTGCTGTGATTCTTGATAGTAAACGTACCAATCATGTGCGATACCATGCGTTCATTGAGGATATGTGTTCGTTGAATGAAACGGTCGTTTTGACCTTGATTATTATCCGTTTTCATCGCATCGATCGTTTCCATGAATACGAAATCTGATGAAGTCGTCAGCTTCTTTTTTATTTTTAATGTGTAGAGTTTTGTCATGTTCCATACACGAGTCGTTTATCATTGACATGTGTTTTTTATACATCTCGGACCCATATCTGATAAAAATCATCGGCGTTACATGTATCAGGATAAATCGTCAGAGGTAGTGTTAAAATATCATGGAATCCTTCGCTCGTAAATTTAGCATGGACTTGTTGTTTGGCATATTGTGTTTTAAAATCGTTTTCTATAATAATGGTCGAAAACGAATCCAAGAAACGTGGAAACTGATCCAATATCTGACTCAAAGCACCTTCGATATCCACCATCAACACGTTCCAAGGTGTAACAGCTGTTTCTTTAAAAGTATCCCAGTGTACCGTGTTTACTTTTTCGTACCCTGCAGGTGGATCAAAGTCGCTGTTAGGCCACGTGAAACAATCATACCCTTGACGTACCATGGGATGTAAAGAAAGAGCCACGTTATGTGTTTTAAAATTCCAAGACCCGATGTCTTTATTTTTTAATAAAGTAAGATAGTATTCATGTCCAGGTTCCAACGTGTCTAATTGTGACGAATCGTTTAACAACGAAGCGATGGTGACGGTCGTTCTACCAACGTTTGATCCTAATTCCAAAACACGATCTTCTGGACGTATAATCATGCATGCCATCAACTGTTCGACATATTCCGCGTAAATACTACCACCTTGAAAAACATGTTCGTATTTTTTATGAAACGTTTTCAAATAATCAACAGCTTGTTCTTGTGTACGATAAAACAAAGACCGTTCAGTTTCTGATGTAGACATCACGCATTAAAATAATTAGAAGACTAAAGAACGATTAAAAAAACGTATTCAAAACAAACAACGCTCGTATTTTAGTAATGTACAGGCTCCAACTGTTGGTCTAAAAGTTATTGCGTGTTATTCTATACGACAGTGAACAAATACATTTTTTTATTGATGGATGATGAAATATTACGATAATTATAAAAATAAGGTATGTTTGGATTCTCGTTTTGTTCAATTGTCGTATTGATACATTCGATAATGAAATATATATCATCATGTTTATTTTTGAATTTTAATTGACATGGGTAATAATCACTGTTTAATTTTTCAACAAGACGTTTGGTTTTTTTGAAAAACAGATCAGCTTGAATACTATCACATGCGTTATCAACAAGCGCATGCTTAAACTCGTTGATATACGATAACAATACATTAAAATTTGCATCGTGTTGTAATTCTTCGTATTGAAGTAATTTATCGTCATGATTATAATCGATCAATGTTTGTTTTAAGAATAACGTATCCATGATATATAATGTAATGAAACGAATAGAAAAAAATTCAAGATAACCCGTGAAAAATGGAACGACCGGATGATATAACAAACTAAAATCAAAAGAAAGTGTAAGACAACATCAACTCAAACAAGAATGGATCAGATCATTTTTTATATTTTTGAAAGCGCTCCTTTATCCATTGCCGATTTATTCCGTTGCATGGGTGTTAACAAGAGCTGTTATAAGATGGCAATGACACGTTTCACACAAGAACAATCGAATTATAAAACCCAAGGGTTGAAATTCAAAGGATTGAGGAAAGGTGTCGTGCATCGTATCGAAAACTTGAACGGTGTGGCACCTTGTGTTCATTGCCACGTACCAACTTCTTATCATACCACGTTCAATGAAGCTATACATCGTAAATGTCATCGAGAACGTATGAACGATGTGAATCTTCCTCCTCCCAAATACGTTTCAATGGATTACGTGTTCAAGATCATGAAAATGAACGTACACGATTTGATGTTTATCGATAAATACCAATCCGTTCCTGCATACAGTGTCAATTCGGATACCGTGTATACTAACGCACAACACGTTGCTAATCATATCATTAAAACGGAAATCGTGTACACCAACGCACTTCAAATTGCTGTTTTAAAGTACGGTCAACCTTTCCCACAGTTATCTAAAAGCAAACAGAAACGTTTGTTTCAAATGAAAAAGTATACTGATAAATATTTAGAAACGAAGTATCAAGATGCTTTTAAACTCACGATGTATTACGATGAATTTTTATGTAAAGGTGAAAGCGTTTCATCTTTACTCGAAATGATTGCGATGTTCAAAACGTTTTACGATTTCATGCTTAATAACCAATTCGAAATAAAACACGAATACCTTCGATTTTTCAATCGAATGTATTACAATCGATCGAATCAAATATGTGATACCATCGTGGAACTCGAAGCACAGCACGCACGCAGTCAAGAGTTCAACGATATCTTGATTACAGAAGGCTTAAACGAAACAGAAAGACAACATGCTATTTCACAGAGCATGTACGTCAAACGTGGCAATTGTGATCTCACCATTGAAATACATCGTTTACAACGACGAAGACAAGTGAAAATGATTTTTGAAGAAGATGCAGACCTGCCGCCTTATTTAGGTACATGTTTTCGTTTGGAAAATTATATCAATTACAACAAAGGTGATCTCGAAGCCATTGTTCAAACACACAAACGACAACAACGTGTACTCAATTGGCTTTCACAAAACGAATGTAGCAAAGATTATCTCTTTTGTAAACAGATCAATCAGTACATTCAAACCGATAACGGTGATTTTGATACGATTTGTGAATACATTCTTCGTTTGAACAGGTTGACAATCACGACACAACATATAGGCTGGAATAAACTGGAATGGATTCTTGTTGATTTTGTCCAAGAATATCTGAAAACAGGTAAATACGGTCTCGAAACCGTGCTTATGATGTTAAGACGTCGTAGAATCATTTTTGAACATTTAGCCGAACGAGGCTTAACCGAACGGGACATCTACCCACACACCCAAGAACTGATGGTTTATATACAACTGGGGTTAGGGTACATGGAAGATGTGGTACGAAGTTTTAGGAAATAAACAAAGAGTCATAAACATACTATTTATAATATTAAATAATAAGTATATTTATTTTATTTTACGTTACATGATTCCTTAAAATCATTTTCTTGAAAACAAGACGAAATGGACATTTGAATTCTTTTTTTTTGAAAACTATCGTTTGTTAAAAAAAAATACAATTCGTTTGTCTTAAAATTCCAAATAATTTTGGGATATCGATTCTTTTTAAATTGACAATTTATAAAAATCATTCCATTTTTAAGGCATTTTATTCGTTGCGATGTGAATAAATTGCTTAATGGATTGCATACATCTTCGTTTTGTTCCATTCTTGACTTTAATGTATATATGAGAATTTATTGATGATCACAGATATAAACAATGCGTTCGTTTGTTAATCGATCGATATGATTTTTAAGATCGTTTAAAGTAAGACAATCGTGTATATGTAATTGAAGTGCTTGCACAGAATCTTTTAAAATCATTAAGTTATGTGTCGTACAAAACAAAACGAGTTGGTTTTTAAAACACGATAACAAAGAGTCGAATGAAACAAAATCATCTACGTTTAAATCCATACGATAACCCCACAAGTGTTTCGATGATAATTGAAAAATCATGATTTAATAAGTATTCATCGATAATTAATCCCAAAACAACACGAATGACCAAAATTTAAAGTGGTATCGACACTGCAATTTTTCCGTTTGACGCATAATAATACCGTGTTTAGAATACTTATGATGTCGGTTTGTGATGCTATGAACGTATAAATATCATTCAATACTGTTGTTATACGATTTACTTCAGTTTCTTCTATGTGATTGACCTCTTCTTCTTCTTTGTCTTCGTCTGGATTTGGATTTATTAATTCGATATCCTCGTCACTCCACACATCCAAGAGAGTGCGACCACTACGTCCTGAGCTCTCGGCAAATAAATTGATATGATTAGGGTATATCGTTATTTCTTTATTATTTAATAATTCATTATAATTAATGACGGTAATACAATCATGAATACTTTGACGCATGTCGTTCAATGCATTTAAATAAAAACGTGCTTTGATTAAATATATTTCGTTAATAGTTTTTTTAGTAATTAACATTTGATAATCTAATAGCTGTTCGTAAATAGCTAAACACAACAATACATCTATTGTATTCACGAATTTAAGCGCATTGTTTTTTTTAATATACAAATTTAAAATAATTTGTAAAACAGTGTCTATTGTTATTTTTTTGTTAGTATATAATTTATTTTTAAACGTGTCAAATATGTTCGGAATATGGATAGTTTTTTGAGAAGTTTTGATCGTGATCGTGTTGATTTGTGTCATGTCGTTTATATCACCGATAAATTCATTAAAAAAATATTGAGGTGTTATGGTGATATAATTTTTATTATGCACTGCGTTTTTAATAACATCACGTAACGGAATGTTTTTTGTTAAGATCTGATTCAATTTCTTTCGTTTTGGTACGGTGGGTGTTAAAATTAAATCATCGAGCAAATTCTTAAAAAAATCCACACCAGAATCTGTGACTGTTTGTACCTCTTCTTCTTTATTTTTTATTTTTTTTGTTGTTGATTTCTTTTTTTTAATTTTTGTCGCCGCTTTTTTTCGTTCGTTTTCTGCTTCTGCTTCTCTTCTTTGTCTTTCAATTTCTGCTTTTTTTCGTTCGTCTTCTGCTTCTGCTTCTGCTTCTCTTTGTCTTTCATTTTCTGCTTTTTTTCGTTCGTCTTCTGCTTCTGCTTCTCTTCTTTGTCTTTCATTTTCTGCTTTTTTTCGTTCGTCTTCTGCGTTTTCTTCCTCGGCTTTTTTGAGTCGACGCGTGGCGAGATTTGTTTTGAGTAATTGTGTCGAAACACTGTCCGATTCGGATTTTACAGAATCACGTGTCTGTTGGTAAATAAAGGATAAGTCATCATTAAGTTCAGTCGACTTGTGTAATTCAGCGAGCTGTGCGGGATCCAATAAATCTTGTGGTGTTTTTTCTTGTGTCATAAAAGGAGGATCTAACATAACAACGGGTCGCGATTCTTCAGTTAATTCAGCGTTTTGTACTACTTGCGACGATGCATCTAATTTCACGAAATTACTGTACACGTTCCAGAAAAGTGTCATGATTTTAGCATACTTCTTTCGATCTTCGACGGATGATATATGAAAATAAAGATCAAACAACGTGCGTTTGTATTCCTCGATATATGTCACGGATGGTTTTGGACGCCACGCTTTCATTTTTTCAAGTACTTTTTCATGCAAGACAGGATTCGGGTAAAAATTGTAGACGTAATAAATCTGTTTCGAAGGTCGAACGTACTTATCAAACAACACTTGCAATAAAAGCATGTTTCTACTCAATACACTATTATCCGGTGTTTGTAGATATTTTAAATAAAGACTGAAATAAATAAAATTCTTGACAAGAAGTGGCATTTTTTGTTTAATATAATATTGAAGTATTTTCAACTTTTCGATATATTTTACATTTCCATATAATTCGTTATCGTGTAAAAAATGATAAAAGAAAATAACCTTTTCGTAATATTTATTAAATTCATCGATGTGTTCATCTTTAAAGAGAGTCAAACGAACATCCCTGTATTTTTTCAATATCTTGTTTAATTCGACATAATATTTTAAAAATAAAGGTGATTTTATCATGTCGGCATTATGTGTGTAAAAGGTCGCCATGTCGTAATAAATGGATAGAAATTTCTCTCTATCCAATTGAGCTTGTTGTTTTGAATTCATTTAGTCTTTCGTTGACATTTTTATTCGTTATTTCATGAACAATGACGACGCACGTGCTTTTATAAATTCAGACCAATACATTGTTTTTGTACCGATACTCAACGTATCAAAAAAAGAAAAATCATCGCTGTTGTTTAACAAATGCTCCGTTAATCGATGTGTTTTCTTGTTTTTCGTATAATGCTGAAAAGCAGTATCCACTAAAAAAGGAACGTGTGGTGTGTTGAAATCATGGATGAACGAATATAACACGTTCGGTTTGCGATATAATTTCAACATGTTGCCTTTATCTTCCATCACATCGATATAACATGATTTAAAACAGGTTTCGACGAACTGACACGTTAATACGTCCACGAGTACAGCGTTATTAATGCATCGGTATAAAACGAACAAACCGTATCGGATGTTGTGTTGGGTCACTGACACGAGATAACGTGCTGCACGAAAACTCAACCGCTTATCGTACGCATCCACGATATCACGGTAATAGGCCACCAGCGTATTTACCGTACACGTCGGTATACATACACGGTACACCGTCATGAACGTGTAACTTTTGATTAAACGGTTCACGGTGTGCTGTCGTTTTGTTCCCGTACAATAAATGAATACGTACATCGTGACGGAATGCTTACGCAGACATTGAAATATGTCACCGAAACGTTCGGTGTTATGAATAAGATGTTCGTCGATGAAGACGATGTGAGGTGACACATCAACGTTGGGTTGAAACGATGTTAGGATATCATGTTTCTTGGATAATTGTTCGTCCATATCCTCGACGTGCGTCGATTCGTCCACGTAAAGAATTCCGAGATCGTCGGTGTGTAACGCTTTCATTAAAAATAAAGTCAGAATCGCGTGTTTTCCAACACCTGGAACACGTGAATTGATCACGAATGTTACCATACGATCGTTCGATGGTTTAGTAAGATTTATATGAAACGTGTTGTACAATACCGTATAATCACCACATAATTCATCGATCGTATGCGGTGTATGATTTTCTAAGAATTCATCGAAATTCAACATTTATATTCTAATACTTCGTGTTATTTATTTGATCATGCGATTCTTATTGCTTGGAAATAAGTTAATTTGGAAGTTGATGTAGTTGATATAACGGGTTGTATTCCAACAGTGGCTGGAATGCTGGTTGTTGTTGGTCCTGTTGCACTGATCAACATGGCCAACGTTGTTTGGGCGGTGCACGTTATCATTTTTGTTCCTTTTATTTGATAATGAGTTCTAGTACTATCAAAAACAGGTATGTCTCGTGTGTATGTCATTAAACTTGTATTTAATAAAGTGGACGTGGTGTTTGTCGCACCTGCAAGAGGCTGTATCCACATTTCAATACAATTGAGGTAAGTCGAATTGTTTAATAGCACTCCAGTGGGTGTAAAACAACCAACGCCTTCCACGATCCAAGTACCAGCAGTTAACGTGATTTGATGCACGTTTCTTATACTTACAGTTTGATTTGTTATAATAACACTGGGGACGAATACACTCGATGCAGCTGTTATTGCCGTACCGTTATTATATATAGTCGTGGTCGATTTAGGTGCATAATTTATATAACCCACTTGCGTCGAAGAAGGTCCGATTGTGTACGATGAGGGTGCGGTGATGTAACGATCGGTGGCTAACGTGATGCCATGGTCATCGATACCAAGAGATTCTACACCGTTCACCATGAAAGAATGTTTGATTGTATCTGGAACAAAATAATTCATCTGAGTGCTGCCTATGCCAAAACCATAAAAATCAACACCGTTGTTTACAGTGGGTGAATTATCATATAAAACGATGCGAGCACCTTGTTTTGTTGCATTGTTCAGCGTGGCAGCACCGAACCTGATGACGTTATTGCCGGTAGCATTTAACATATATATTCCGGTTTGAACTGTGAGTGATCCTGATAACGATACGTTGTTCTGAACAATAAGCGATCCTGAAAACGAGGCACTTCTGCTCATTATGCTGGTACTAAAATTCATCACAGTCTGTTGTATTGAATTTACTGTGGTGGTGGATACTACCGGTGTGTTGGTCAATGTCGTATAATCCGATGATATTTTTGTGAGTCGATCGTTGATCGTTGTTAAACTACCGGATAACGGAGTGATGCTGGCTGTCAACGAATCGACGTTTTTTTGTGTATCCGTTAAATTAGCAATTTGTGTATTCAAAATAGTGGTTTGTGTATTTAAGTTAGTGGTCGTAGTTGTATAATCCGATGATATTTTCGTGAGTCGATCGTTGATCGTTGTTAGACTACCGGATAATGGAGTGATGCTGGCTGACAAGGATTCGATATTTTTTTGTACATTCGTCAAAAAAGTAGATTGTGAATTTAAGTTAGTAGTCGTAGACGTGTAATCCGATGATATTTTTGTGAGTCGATCGTCGATCGATGTTAAACTACCGGATAATGGACTGATGCTGGCTGACAACGATTCGATATTTTTTTGTACATTCGTCAAATTAGCAATTTGTGTGTTCAGTGCTGTGGTCGTTGTGTTCAACGATGATACGAGTGTGGGTGTCGTTGACCAGTAAGACAGTGATAAGTTATTTAAACTGCTATTAATATCGATCACGGTTTGTGGTACTGTATCAGTTTGACGTGTTAAAGAAAGTGCGTCTACCGACGCTTTCACGATTCCCATATTGTTTGTTAATCCATTGACAACACTGTTTGTTGCATTCAATGCATTTAAAAGACTTAACGTCGAAACGTTCCAAAACGATTGTGATAGATTGGTAACGGATGACGTCGTATCGGTTGCATTGCGTGTTAATGTATCGAGTGTCTCATTAAAAGCAGAAGTGGTTTGTTGTAAGGATCGTGTGACTGTACATAAATTAACTACGCTCGTGTTGATATCATTGATAAAAGAGATGTAACTGTTGACCACACTGTTCGTCGTGTTGATCGAAGTGTTAGCGATCGTCGTGTTTTCTGTTAATGCGTTCACGACAGTGTTCGTGGTGTTCAACGAAGTCACTAAACCGACCACCGAAACATTCCAAAAAGATTGAGATAAATTGGAAAAAGAAGTATTCAAATTGTTATGTGTTTGTACTAAATCAGAAACGGCAATGTTCACTGAATTCACGGTATTATTTAATACCGATGTTGCTTGTTGTAATGTTTTGGTAGTATTGCATACGTTCAACAAAGATCCATTGATGTCGTTAATAAACCCGGAAAAAGCAGTTGTCGTATCTACGAGTCCTGATGTGAGTTTTTGCTGCTGTGAAGATAAAAGAATATTGGATTGTTGTAAGGCATTTGCAATCGTACTGATATTTAATATAGATCCGTTGATATCACTCACTGAATTTGTTAAATTATTAATGCTAGAAACAAGAACAGATGTGGCAGTGGCTGTCACTGTTTGATTTTGTGTGGTCGATGTATAATCAGCGCTGCTGAGTGCTAGCGACGTTTGAATTATATTTATTAAGGAATTAGTGTTGTTAAGAGAATTAACGATGGCCAATGTCGAAATATTCCAAAAAGCGGTTGATAAATTTCTGAGTAGTTCATTGGAATTATCTGTTTGCTGTTTTAGATCGGTATATGAAGTGTTCAATAGACCCACATTTGTTTGTGTGAGACGTGAGAATGCATCCAGATCATTGTTCGTTGTCCAATAAGACCGCGACATATTTATTTGTGTTTGGGTGAGTTGTGACACGTTCGTTGATAAATTAACGATCGTGTTATTCATGTTTTGCATGATCTGACTGGACAATAATAATCCTGCTTGAAACATCGTATTAGAAACATTCAAAGCATCTACGGATGTGCTCAATGAAACAAGACTGTTATTGATCATGGATAAATCGACGCTCGGTGTTGCTATTATTGAAGTAGGTGAAATCGTGTTCGGAATGTTAGTAGCAGGTGGTTTATAATTCCAAAACGAAATAGATAAATTGGATAGATCTTTTGTTAACGTATCAGTTGTATACGATAAATTGATAACAGTTGATTTAACGGTATTCAATGTCGATGCTAGTGTAGTAAAGGAGTTATTGTTCATTTGCACGTTTAAGGATAAATTTGTCAATAAGTCTGTACTGGTTTGTAAAGCATTGTTTACCGTTTGAATCGATTGTGATTCTAAAACAATCGCTTGTGATAGATCCATCAATGATGTGTTGGAGTGTGATAATAGCGCCAAAATATCAGAGGGTATTGTGGTAAGCGATGGTATTATTGTGTCAACAGAAGCAGATGTCATTGAAAACGAAACAGAGGCGGTTGTTATTATAGGCATTGCAGAAAAAGAAATTGGAGAAATCGAAGATATCGAGTTTAATGATACATTGATTATTGTTAAAGAAGGTATAATGATCATTTGTGACTGTGGTGTGGTATAAGGGGTTACGGCAGTGGTGTCTACATTGAAAGGTAATGGTGTTTCAGAAACCTGTACATCAGTGGATAAGAGAGGTTGTGCTGTTTCGCTCGTCGATGTGAAAGGAACGAAAGGTAAAGACTGAGTAGACACAACGGTCGAAGAAAGAAAGGAAGGAACGGTTGAAGAGTCGGATACATCTTGTGTTGTTTTTATCGTAGGTATAAGACTTTGAATTTCTGTTGGTATAGAAGATAAATCCTGTGTGGGTACGAAAGGTGCAGGTTCTTTTTGTAAGGGTGTTAATACCGGTTGGGAGAGAGGTAGTAAATCTTGATTCGTAGGCAGCACTTGTTGTATCAATTGTGGAAATGCTAATTCGGGTTGTTGAATCGAAATATCGGGTGTTATCGTAGGCAGTGCTTGTTGTGGAAGTACTTGGGGTTGAATATCAGGTATGTTTGTAGGTAGCACTTGTTGTATCAGTTGTGGAAATGTTAGTTCGGGTTGTTGATTCGAAATGTCGGGTGTTATCGTAGGCAGTGCTTGTTGTGGAAGTACTTGGGGTTGAATGTCAGGTACGATCGTTGGTACTTGTTGTGGAAGCACTTGGGGTTGAATATCAGGTATGTTTGTAGGTAGCACTTGTTGTATCAGTTGTGGAAATGTTAGTTCGGGTTGTTGATTCGAAATGTCGGGTGTTATTGTGGGCCATTGTTGTGGAAGTACTTGAGGTTGAATGTCAGGTACGATCGTTGGTACCACTTGTTGTATCGTCGGTATCACTTGTTGTGGAAATACTTGAGGTTGAATGTCAGGTACGATCGTCGGTACTACTTGTTGTATCGTCGGTATCACTTGTTGTGGAAATACTTGAGGTTGAATGTCAGGTACGATCGTTGGTACCACTTGTTGTATCGTCGGTATCACTTGTTGTGGAAATACTTGAGGTTGAATATCGGGTACGATCGTCGGCACTACTTGTTGTTGTGGAAATACTTGAGGTTGAATGTCAGGTACGATCGTCGGTATCACTTGTTGTGGAAATACTTGAGGTTGAATGTCAGGTATGAATGGTATCTGATTCGTTTGAATGTCGGGTGTGTACAAAGATGGTAATGATGGTATCAAAGGCAGTGTTTGTTTTAATAAATCTAGTTCAGATATTTTTTTGGCAATATCAGGAATAAAAGAAAGAGGTAACACGTATTGTTCGTTAACAACTGATGGTAATTCAATTATTTTTTTAATATTATCAGGAATAAAAGAAAGTGGCAATATGTTTGGTTCTGCATTTACTGTCGGTAATACTTGTGGAAGCATGTTTTTGACAACATCTAAAATTGAAGAAAGTGGCAATATGTTTGGTTCTACATTTACTGTCGGTAATACTTGTGGAAGCATGTTTTTGACAACATCCGAAATTGAAGAAAGTGGTAATAATTCTTTAACGTTAGTGTGTGTTTTTGGCATCGTCGTACCGTTTTCATCGGAAGTATTAGGTTCATCTAGTATTTCGACGTGTAAACCCATGTCTTCTGCTTCCGTTTCAACTACGATCGGTGCAACTGTGTCAGTTTCAACGTTTTGAGACGAAGAAAATGGTATCAAATTACTCGATCTCCAATCCCATGGATCAGATTGATTTTGTGATAATATGTTATTTGAAAAGTAAGAATTTGTGTCCATTTTAATGATGAATTTCGTTTTTAAATTCAAGAATTTATTGCGAAATTGGATAATCGAATGATCTGTGAATCGGTTAATACTGCATTATACATTTGATATTCTTTCATGTATCCCTTCAAGAAAGAATCGGTGACGTTAGAAGAATGACCGATATAATTCTGCGTTCGTGCAAGAATTATGGGATAAAACCATATGAATTTAAAACTAGACACGCCGTTGATGTACACGGTATAAACACTGTTGGATGATTTGTCGTAAGTCACTGTTAAAACAACGTGACGCCACATAGAATTCGTAGCAAATTGCAGACTCGTGTTGTACGTGTAATTGGCACGTGCCGTATTATAAATACAGATCGATAACATGTTTTGGGGATTCTGAAACATTCGAACGTTGTTGTTATTAACACCGTTACCAAAATCATAAAGATGAAGGTTAGTACGGGTTTTAGTATCGGTGGGCGACACGTTATACCATAACGAAAACGACATTCCTTTCGTCGTATTCAAAAAAGAAGGGGGTTTGATGTACTGTAAAACCGTGCCATCAAAAAACAATGATTTGAGAGACGTGATTTGTGTGGTGATAACGCTCACGTTACCAACAACCGCATCGCGTTTTCCAGTGGCATAGTTGTAGATCGATGATGTATCGATATCATCTTTATAATACATGATCCACGGTACTTCCTTTTCTGTGCTGGAAGTATACCATAAACCTTTCGAGGGTTCATAAGAAGTGTTCACCGTGAACATGCACAGGTTGTTTTCATTTAACACGTACCCTGGATCACATGGCATGTTACACAGTTCGTTGCTGTAGTAATGCATAGGATCGATACACGTCGTACCGAACGGTACCGATACTTCGTAAAGCACATGAGAAGTGGATACGATCGGAGGAACATTCGTTCCCGAATACATGATCGATGTCGATTTTGTCGGTATTAACGGAACACATGTCGACAAATCGTTGTCCATGAGCATGTTCATCGGACATGGTTTATAACACAAACCATCGTCAGCGTTCAACACCGGAAAGACCGTGTTGCATTTAGGGAGTAAAGCGGATGCTGTTATCGACGGTGTATCCGTCGTACCGATCAGCACACAGTTCGATGGTCGAGTTGCATCATCAAACGTCCAGCCTTTGCCACACGGAGACACGACACCTGCTGTGTTTTTAATCAGTGGCATGGTTTTTCTGCTGCATGTGTAATCGTTTGCATTGAATATGTTATAAGAAGCGTTACAATAACACTGTTTATTATAAAAAGTTTGACAGACATTGCATTGTGACGGTGTCGTGAAAGACGGTGTTAACAAAGACGGTGTGAACGTACACGTTTTTAATACCGAATCCCAGACGTAACAAGCACTGCACGGTGTGTAGCAATATCCAGGACTTTCTAAACCAGTTCCAGACGACACGTTCACTGGACACGGTTGGTACACGTACGATAATGGCATAGGAACTGTTCGGGACACGTCGACGATATTGTCAATTTTACATGTCGTGTTAAGACAATCCGCTGTTTTTATACAGATACCTGACGTGTCGTTAACGTACCCACTTGCACATTGATCGACACATAGATCGTTGACCTTATAATAGTTCATTGATTCGTAAGGGCACATTTTGGATACCGAATGTAAATAATCGATTTCGGTGTTAGGTTGAACGAAGGAAACGGTATTTGGAAAACTTTGAATATTAGCAACGTATTGCATTCCCAAATTACCGATGCATTTATAAGGTTTGATCGATGTATTCAAAAACATGTTGTCCGAACAAGAATAACAAGAACCGTTATATAATATTGGAAATTTTGTATCACAAAATGAAGACGAAGCAATGGGTGTGAACGAAATACCAAATGTCGTATTATCGTTGCTTGCATAACATACAGCAGGATTTAATGAATCGCGTTTATATCCAATTGGACATTTCGTATAACATGTGGTTGCAATTTTATCATACGAACCTGTGCATTTCATTACCGTGGATTTCACTGAATTTAATCTACATGTTAAATCGACACTGTTCATTGTATAAGACGAATTACAAGGATAACATTTTCCACGAACTAATTGTTCGTTCGTTTTACATGCCATCGGAACAGTCGGAGCAACGTAACTGGACGAAACACATGTTTTAAACGATAAATCCATCGTGTATGGAAATACACACGGTGTGTAACAATAAGGATTGCCGCTCGTTCGAAACGACATAGATTCTGGACACGTATCGTAAATCGAAACTACGGATACATTGATAATAGGCTCTGGTAAAACCAACGTTAATGTCGGTACGGAAATCGATGGTTCTTGTACCGGTAGGATAACGGGCGTCGTCGTTGGAAGTAACGGTGGGATGGATGTGGGTGTAACGGAAACCGATGGTTCTTGTACCGGTAGGATAACGGGCGTCGTCGTTGGAAGTAACGGTGGGATGGATGTGGGTGTAACGGAAACCGATGGTTCTTGTACCGGTAGGATAACGGGCGTCGTCGTTGGAAGTAAC